TTACATTGCTTGCTTGTCGTAGCACATATTAAGCACAAAATCGTTTAGTTTCTGGTTTAGAAGGGCCACTTGCTCGGAATTATTTTCCTGCATCCATGAGCCATAGACCTGATAAACCATTTGTGCATTTGCGTGTCCCATCTGTGCGGCAACATAGTTGGGGTTTGCTCCGGCTGCTAGTGACCAGCAGGCATATGTGTGCCTGGACTGATAGGCTTTACGATGGCGCAACCCGGCGCGCTGAATCGCAGATTTCCATGACTGCCCAACAGAATCGACTGCATAGTGTGGGCCAGACCTACCATTAAATGTGTGTACTGACGGATTGAAAACGAAAGTTTTCTGCTCCTGTATTGTTTCTTTGTATTCCCGGGTATGGAATTCAAAAGTGTGGGCTGGGCAAAGTCGGGTGAGTTCCATCTGATCGCGCAATACTTTTATCGCTGCATCAACAAGACAGACAACTCTGTTATTGCTTGATGTGGTTTTTGGTGGCGTAAACAGCCCTTCACTTGTCAGGTTTCTGGAAACGGTGATCGTTTTTGCCGTGAGGTCTATATCTTCCCATGCCAGGGCACACAGTTCGCCATGCCTTAACCCCGTAAGAACTGCTAATTGCCAGAAGTTTGCTATCTGACGAGTTGAACACGCAGCAATAAGTCGATGGAATTCTTCCTTTGTTAAAGGATCTGGTTTCTTCACAGACTTTCTGAGAGGTTTAATGTTGGCCATAGGGTTAACTGTAATGTAGCCATTGCTTTGAGCGAAGCTAAACAACGCAAGCAGATCTCTCATGCTTCCGTTAACTGAAGCGACAGAGCGACCTTTCTTTTTGATGGAGTAATTGCGTCCTTCTGCCTGATAGCCTGTCAAAAGCTCATTGCGCAGATTTAACACATCCTCTTGGCGTACGCTTTTAACATCTACATCTTCGCCAATTATATCAATGGTTATTTTGATACGGCGCGCGTATGAATTATAGGAGCTTAGTGCTACCTCAGGTTTCTTAAGTCTCAACCATGTGTCAGCCAACTCCCTCATTGACATAGTTTTTCTTTCTGTTAACAAATCATCTTTAAATACTGGTGACTCTGGGAACTGCTCTTTGTAATTGAACACTCCAGTCTTGATTTGGTAGATAATGTTATTGCGCAGTTCTCCCGCCATCTTGCGGTTTTTCGGGGTGTCTGGCACCCCGAGAGATTCCCACATTCTTGTTCCTCGATACATGAACCATATCCGCAATCGGCCATTATTCGGAGCGACTCCTGTCGGGTATTTCGTCATCTTCTTTCTCCTCGGTTGAACATGGCAGCATTTAAGCAGATTTGCGGCGGGGAATCGCTGGCGGTTGTTTATCAATCCATTTTTCTACGGCTCGCCAGTCATAAAAGCACATGCTGTTTTCCCGTGGGACGCCATCGGGAGAGACGTGCTTGTACTCGCGGCCCTCCATCCACGAGACTTCGCGGGCAGTCTTAATCGTGTTCTTTTTCAGGCCGGTAATCTGCATGAGAACGGCCTCAGATACCCATTTGCTCGGCATGAGCTGGATAACGTTTTCCATGATTGACCTCTACAGGTAGTTGAATATTGCTCTGGCGATGATGATCGCAATGATGGTGATGAGAAGGTGGAATGGGGTGATCATGATGTTATGGTCCTTTATTGCATCCTCCGCTGCTTCTCAGCCCACACCATGCGCTCATGGTCGGTTCGGCATTCATCGCTACAGAAATGCCCCTTGTCTATCGGCTCACTGCACCAGTGGCACTCTCCGGTGTATGTCATCTGCGGCGCCGGTCGGTTAGCAAGGGCTACTGCTATCAGCTGCTGCTCGCGTTCTGCGGCCTCGTCTAGGATATCGGCATGCATAATCGTTACTCCATGCTTAGTAAAACGAAACCAGGCAGCCAGTTATTAACATCAGTAACGTGCGTAACCGTCCTTACAACACTATGGCCCATGTAAGCCTCGCCAATACTGTCCCAGCAACGCAAAACGAGCGTATCGCCAGCCTGATAATTTCGATCATTCTTGCGTAGCTCGGCTTTCTTCAGATTCCGTTTAACTGGTTCGTAATGCTCAGGCCAGATTTTCAGCTCATGTGTGGTCATACTTTCCTCCAGGCAATAAAAAACCGCCTCGGTGGGCGGCTTAGTTTGAAAACTTCTCTTTTAGTTGCGGGTTGATATCAAGGTATTCCTCCCAAGTCATCCCCAGCGCTTCCGCTATGTCACGATGTTTCTTTTCTTCAGTGGTCATTTTCCCTCCTTAGTTTTCCTTGATCGCTTTTTCTATAACCTCATCAGAGATGTTGGAATGACAGCGAGCTATATTGTAAGTATTGCCATCTAAAACATACTCCTCTATAGGCATTCCCATATGAACATGCCCCCCGGAGCCAAAGCCATCAAGAGACAAATAATTCTCGTTAGGGCCTACATAGAAAATTTTCACCTCGTTGCGGGGCAGTATCGCGATAACCTTTTTACTCATCAGTTGCTATCCTTTAGAAAAATGCCTTGAATGGCGTGATGACTACGTTAAAGAAGTTCTTGAGGTATTGGATTTATGCGCGTCTTGTCTATAAGGCCCTCTATCTGCAGTGAGTCAGTATCGGACGCAATGCCAACAGCATATAGCTTCCCGTTGTAAAGGTGGTGAACTACGCTAAAAACTCTAACAGGATTCCCAGGTGTTACTCCATTGGCGGGAATTACCTTGATTTCTTTTACTTCTAATTTTCCTTCTGAATAATCATATGATTTAACCTCTCCTGTTAAGCCGTTACCGATGAGAAGATATTCGACTTTCATTTACCTTCCTCCTTCAAGTAAACCGGGTCAGTACCTTTAGGCAACTGCTGAGCCACTTGCCTGTAATGCTGCAGTCGCTCCCTGAAGTAACCGCGTAACTCCTCAGGCTGCTCCATTTCCACCTGCTGCGGGATAACCGGCTGGTTCAGGCGCTCTTTGTAAGCCACACCTGATGCCGCTAAATCCACGTTAACCTTATCCCTTTCTTCTTTGCTGCGTGCTGCGAGATTGTGTGATTTCATGGAAGCCACCCACAACCATCTTTACCACTTTCATGCATCCATTCATGACCGCATTCACGACAAATATAATATGCATCATCAGTTCCGCGCCCGCGCACTCTTGAGCTAAATGGTTCTTTATTAGGGTCGTTTTCCATGCATGGAAGTGGGTCCGATCTCCTTCCCCGCGGCTGTTTATCACAAATCTCACAAGTCATATATACCTCCCGGTACTGGAGAGATATTTATATCATTGTCCTTACTTTTAAACGCTCATCGAATTGTAAAGTCCCTACCTGCGAACCTCACCACACACAAGCTGAGCCATCGGACGGCGCTCATTCAACCTGACTCTGATGGCTTCGCATTCTGCTTTGGTTTGGTAGATGGTTTCAGTAACGGGTAGTGCGTGAGAGTGAGAGGTAATGAGTAGGATGAAGCCTGCTAACATTTAGGCCTCCGGTTTCGGTGCCGCCTCGAGCATGGCTTGGTATCCAAAAACGACCTCATCCTCGCCGATTTTCTCAGAAAACTCTCGCGCATAGGACTGGTTCATGTCTTTTCGCCATGCCGCAACCATTTCCTCCGTCGGCTCAATCGGCACCACCTTCCATCCTGCCAGCGCCTCATACTGCTGCGCGGTGTTGTCGATTAACGACTCAATCAGCGGCACAGGCGTACCGACGTATTTATCCGCTTCCTCTTTGGTATGGCAGAGGATGCCTTTGACTTCCCACGCCACCGGCTCAGCGGTTAATGTCGCAAGGGCAATGCTATAAATCTGGTCCTTCTTATCATCGCCAATTACCACATTGTATTGCCGCCGCAGTGAAAAATACCCGTCGATACACTCAATCAGCGCCTGCCGTTCTTCATTTGTCATTTTCATTCTGCCACGCTCCCAACAATCGCTGCTCTCATAGCGTCGTACACATCCGGCGATGGGAATTCAGCACTGTTCCAGATCCTCACGGCAGCGCGCAGGGATTCATCTGTAATGACAACCGGCGCTGGCGGCGCGGCATGGGTGAATAGCCCTGTTTCTTTCATTGGACGATGATTGCAGACTGGACAGATGTTTCGGTAATGCGCTGTAAATGTTTCATGACCGCACGCGCCGCAATCATATCGCGTATAATCCGGCTCCTGCCTCGCCAGCGCTGCAAGCTGCGCCTCTGCTTTCTCCAGACGATTAATGAGATCGTTGATGGTGGCGGGGCTGATAGCACCGATATAATTAACAACGTCCGTTTCCCACTTCTCCTTATGCAAGTCGAACGGAACCAGACTCCAGGTTACTTGGAGGTCGGCTTCTGACGCCAAATGTTTCAGTTTCTGAATATCCATCATTTCCCCTCGCGTAGCTGCTGTGCGAACTCTTTCGCATGACGCTTTGTATACGTGTATACGTGGTTAAGTGCATATCCGTCGCACTGTTCGGCAAGCATCTCCACACCCTCCGCCCGCAGCGCATTAGCAGCGGCATCAGTGGCAGGTGTTTCAACTGGCAGGTGAGCATGGCAAAGTCTGCGATGAATTAATTCAGCCAATTTTTCGCCATCCTTGCTTTCAAGTGCATCAGACAACCCTTCAAATTCTGCGGCACTGATACATTCACCCGCATGTTCGACGCTTTCCTTTAGTGTCACATTCTCCGCAGTCAGCGCTGCTAACTGAGCGCGTAATTCTGAGATCAGCTGAGCGGCATCTGCTGCCAGCTCAGGAATATCAATTTCACAGCTCCCTTCAATTCCCTGGTCATCTTCGCCGTACACTTCGAATCCGCCATCACTAAGGTCGCCAGTCTCATACGCTGCCAGCTCATTCAAAAACCATTCAACGTTTTCTCCGTAGCGTAATCCTCTTTTCACTTCACTCATTTCCCCACTCCTTCCACTAATCCCATATCGATAACCCGATAAACGATGTCGTCGCATTCAAGGGGCCACAAAGTTCCGCCTGCCCTGAAGGAAACTCGCCGGCCGAGATGCCGCACTTCGCTAACCTCCATGGCAATCCCGCCTTCAAATTCCAGCTTCCAGCCTTCCTGAATGCGGCCAGCTTCCGTTTTCAGCCTGCGTTGATATTTGCGCATAATCACTCCTGACGGTCGGCGCCGCCTGCACCCTGACGGCGGTCGGTGTAATCGCCATACCATTTCTCGCGCACTACAGGCTCTGTGACGATGATGCGAGGAAGGGTGGGGCGTTGGGATGTTAGGTCTGCATGATGACGCTGTAGCCGCTCTGTGGTGCGGTCTATCATCGTGCTGATGCGTTCGTGCTGCTCTCCATTACGTAGCGCCTGTATCGCAGCGATTGCACCTGCAACCGCCTCGCGCTTACGTCTCTCCATATCGAATTCAGGGCGTGGCAATGCCGCCCCGTTGCGAGGTGATTGCATAGTGTTATTCCTGTGGTGTTTACGGGTTAAGAACCCATTCTCTTATGGAAGCATCCCAGACTGCGCCTATGTCGCTTGGGTGTTCGCTTGGAAGGATTACCGCTTTCCCGGTAATGACATTCACTCCGTGAGAGACGATGAGCTTTTCCTTTCCGCGTTTATCCTTTTCAATCATCGTCACAGCAATGATGCGACCCGGTTTTTCAAAATGGGATGTCATCATCGAAGTCCATTGGTGGCTCGTTGCTGGCCGGTGGCGCCGAGTGGTTTGCTTGTTGCTGCTGAGGTCTTTGTGGTGGTTGTTGCTGTCCAGGCTGTGCATTTCCTTCCTGCCGGCCGCCAAGCATTTGCATGGTCCCGCCAACATTCACATGAATTTCTGTGGTGTAGCGTTCCTGTCCGCTCTGGTCTTGCCACTTACGTGTTGCCAGCTTGCCTTCGATGTAGATTTGCGAGCCTTTCCGCAGATATTCACCCGCAACTTCAGCCAGCTTCCCGAACAGCACCACGCGGTGCCATTCCGTTTTCTCTTTGGTCTCGCCGGTCTGTTTGTCACGCCAGCTTTCGGACGTAGCCAGTGTGATGTTTGCCACTGCGCCACCATTCGGCATATAACGCACCTCAGGATCCTTCCCGAGGTTGCCAACCAAAATCACTTTATTAACGCCTTTGCTGCTCATCATGCCGCCTTATTGTCTGGTTCGAGTTCTGATTTACGTGCGTCGTAAACCTCTTTAGATTTCGCCTGGAGTTCTGTACCGCGTAGCGTGCGCCACACCTCTTCAAACAGTGGTTTCAGTGCATCCATGCTTTCTGCTGCTGATGCAGCCTCGACAAACTGCTTCAGTGCTTCTTCCTGAGGGTTAGCTCCCGACTCCAGCCATCCAAGCAGCTTCTTCCCGGCGTCTTCATTCAGGATTAACGGGTCAGAGTTTGAGAAAAGCTTTGTGCGGTCCTTGCTGGCGATCGCATGATGCGTTTCATGGCCAATGTCCAACACGGTAGTAAATTCGTATTCGACCCCATCTCGCTGCTCGGATTTCATGCCAAGCTTTGCGACCTTTTTGCGGCCGTTCTCTTCAACCTGAGCTGTTTCCGTTTTGCTGCGCATGGTGGCGATGATGTGCATTGGCGAGCGGAGGATGGAGTCCAGAAACAGGCGGTGTCGGGGGTTAATCTCGCTCCACGCTGACCATGTATTGCCGCGGAATTTCGTCTTGGCAATGGTATCAACCAGTTCCAGGCAGCCGCCAACTCCGCTCCATTCGTGAGTGATGCTGTCGAGGATTAACGTTTCGTACCCTGCCTGCTCAGCTGCTGTAATGGCTTCAATAAATCGCTCGGGCGAGAAGGGGGGATCCAGCTCTAATACGTCAAATTCTGCTACGTCAGAGTAAAGTGAGGCGCTACCCTTTTCGGTATCAATTACAGCAATCTTCCCGCCGATTCCTTTGGCTACCAGCAATGCGCTGTACGTTTTCCCTGAACCGCTCGGCCCGGTAAGTGCCAGCCGTAGCTTGGCTTTCTTTCTCATGGCTTTTTCGAATTTCATGATCACACCTTTCTGTTAGTGGTTTGCGTACCAGTCGATACGCTCTTGCTGACGCTCCGTGTGGAAATCGGCAATCGCATCCTTCGCTGCCTGCTCGTCTGTCATCTGCTCAAAAAATGGAGCTATCACAGCCGCCATCATTTCTTTCAGGAATTCATCTTCAACAATCATGCTGCTGCTCCGTGAATCGTGTAGCCCTGTTCGTTCAGCCATTCCATGACGTCTTTAATGTCCATCTGACCCAGCAACTCCCTGCTGTCGAAGTCCTGCAGCGTTACCTTTTCCATGGTGACAATCATCATGCCGGGGCGGTATCCGGCGCCGGTCTCTACCCGGCTACATTCCGCTTTAATTTGCATCTGTCGCCCTCCGCAGCAGTCGCATAGCCATTGCCCATTTAGCAGCGTTCCCGTACAGCTGAGCCTCCCGGCAAAGCTCCTGAGCACGTTTGAAGAATTGGTTTTTCATGGGGTGCCTCGCTCGTTGAGGTTGTCGATAAACCAGCGACCAATACGGCGCAGGCGTTCGGTTAAGCGTGAAAGCTGAGAGGTTTCTTGATAGACGACGCCCACGATGGCGCCGCCCGCGATGGCATAGTTCATCGTGGGATTCCTGTTAATTGGGTTGGTGTAAAAGAAAGGGGCCATTGCGGCCCCTAAGGTGTCTTACTGTCTGGTTATTGAAGCTCTCTAAAGCGTTGGTGCGTAGCACCTCAAAGCCGTCTGCGTAGGCGGCTTTACGGTGTTACTCAGGCATCTTCCAGAGCGATATATCCTTCCTCTGGATAATCAGCAATGCAGGCTCTCAGGCCTTCATAAACAGGCTGTCCGTCATCTCCCTGGATTATTCCTTCATCAATGCATAACTCGGTTTCACCATCCACATGACACCCTTCTGGCGGCTCACAGGCCAACCCAGCAAACTGAGCTAATTCATAAATCTGAGCGATTGTTAGGTTCATCCTCTTCTCCTGTCAGTCGTTACTGGCCGCGGGCGTGGAGCATTGCGTCGGCCATTTTGTAGGCACCCTTAGCCAGCTCATCTTCTAAACCATCCAGACCGCCAACGATGCAAGGCGCTCCCGCCGTCGAGATATACCCGTACATAGCCTTAGCTGCGAAGTAATCGCGCAGCGTCATCCCGAACTCAACCTGATTCCATTCGGTGCCGCCTTCTGGCACAAAAGGAAACGCACATCCCCCTGTTTCTTTGCTCATCTCAATCTCCTCAGTAACCTGTCACGTACGCCAGTATCATCAGCGCTACGATCGTTAAACAAATCCCAATGCTCTCTTTCCGTGTAACCATTGTGTTGGCCTCAACGGGCGTAAAAAAAAGCCGCTCAGTGGCGGCTATCTGTCTTTATGCAGGCCCAACGCTGAAACACGCGGCCAGTAATATTTTGGTTTGGCACGGGAGCCCGGTTTCACACCGACGCACACGATGTAGCTCTCCTCTTTGCGAGGTATCGTGCTGGCATCCAGCTCCATTCGGAATTTAGATTTGAGGATGCTCACGCCTGCCGGGATAACCTCAACTACATTCCCGATTTTCTTTTTCGCATGGCCTCCCGCCTGGCTAATCCATGAAACTTCATCGCCTAACTTGAAACCCATAATTTTCTCACTCTCTACGTTGTTGGCCTGAATTCAGGTAATAAAAAAGGCCGCCCTAAGCGACCTCTAATGCCCACTGCCGGGCCTGCTGCCTGTTGCGCCAGGCTAACTTGACCCACAGGTCATGCACGCCGTCACCGCGAACCGTTGCTTTGCATTTTTCGCGGTAGCGAACAAACTCCGACCGACACTCTGCTGCGTATTTCTGTTGGGTAGTCATCCATCACCTCAAATAAGTGGAATCGATTTGCGATAGCCAGCGTAATGCCGCTCGGACATCGCTTCTATTTTCTGGCATAAATCGTCATGGTCTTTTGCTGGTTCATTCGTACATGCGAATGGTCCGCACAGCGCCCAGACGATGTTGTATCTGTACCCAGCCAATTCCGCGTCGTCGCCATTAACGCGCCAAACAGTTCCTGCATAGTGATTCGCATGATCCAGAATGACGTATTCAGAGCCCCGGTCAGCGGAGTATTTTAAGTGGAGCTTCATAACCCCTCACTTAATGATGTGTGTCGCTTCTTTGCGAACCTTCCGGAAGCCAGCGCTGTAGATAGCCACTCTCGGCAGACATACAGCACCGCCTTCATTCCGATCACGCAGACTCGGCAGGGTGGTTGCTTTGGCTACGTTTAAGCTGCAGCCAATAAAAAACCCGCCGAAGCGGGTTTTGTGTCTCAGGATTTACTCATCCCAGAGTATTTTTTCGTATAGCTTAATTTTCTTTTGAAGCTTCTTTAACTCTTCGCTGTGCAGCCACCAGGATATGGCTAAACCCAGAATTGCCCCTGTTAATATCCCGTACCAGTAATCATCCATTTTTTTCTCTAAGTGCTTATTGTCACTAAGCTTGGCGCGGCAATTTTATTCCCAAAAAAGAGAATGCAAAAGCGTTTATTCCCTTAATTAAATAAGACCTTTTGGAGGCATTGATTTGCCACGCATCTTCTGCACAGCGTGAATCTGACGGCCAGCTTCGTTACCAACCCTCTCGTGCTGACGACGCAGCTTTTCTTCTCGCTTAATTGCCAGCGGTTCGTGGTATGCCAGTGCTTGTGCCAGCTGCTGTCCATAAGGGTTAACTACCTCTACTGCCTTAACGACTCGGTCAACCGGCTTGCGGTTCAGCGTGAGGATAGGGCGGCAAGCAGGTTTAGCCTTAACGCCAACCAACAGGGGGTTGGCTGCTTTCCACTCTGCATGTTTTGCAGCACGGCGCTCACGTCGACGTTCTTGTGCGTTCATCTCATTCTCCTGTCAGTTAGCTTTGGTACTGTCGACGAAGCTGGTTGATAGACAGATTGTCTATCGTGCCGACCAGTCCAAAGCTTGCTGCTTTGAATGTTTGCGCTTATTCAGCGCGCTATGTTAAGGAGCGAACTTCCTGTTAGTGCTTCAGCGTCCTGCTGATGGGATAAAGATACAGATAAAACTGTATTACCGTCAACAGATAAAACTGTAAAAGTGATATGAAAACACATATATATCTGTATTTAAAAGGAAAGAAATTTTGTAAAGGCACAAAAAAGCCCGCTCGGTGGCGGGCTTGCTGGATAAATAAATGGAAAGGTGATTGTAGGTAATTGATTCTAATGTGGTTTTGGCAGCTCAGGCCTGCGAACAGATTCTACTATTCTCGCCGCATCATTTTGAAGTAAGGCCCCATCTCCTACCTTCTTGACTAGGTAGTTGCCTAGGCGATTAGGTATGTAGTCATTTTGCATCCAACGCCTGAAGGCTCCAAGCGCATCATCAGGATATATCCAGGCATCAACTGGTCCGGCTTTGTGTTGTGGGAACCAGTCAGGATAAACGTGAGGATGTTTTGTTCGGGTGCCGTATTTTTCATCAAAGTTATTAGCGACCCAAAACTTAGACCACATTGTTCCCACGCTAATATCAGGTATGGCAGATGGTCCAAAATCAAAGTTTCCTCTGACCATCTTCAAAGATAAGTCTGCCATCTCTCTGAAAACTGAAAAATACCCCATGGGTATCTGATCGTTCATTAAAAGGCGCTCATGGAAACACTCAAGAGCACTCCTCTGTGGGTTATCGGGATCGATGCCGACACTGAGGAAAATGAATCTTCTTAACTGTGAACCGGCTAACTTACGAAAGTTATCAAGTGCAGTTTCACGGCCTGCGTGATTAGATTCGAAAGCATAGTATTCCAAAATTGCCATGCAAACATTATCAGAAAATATGTTTGCTTCAGTGCCTTGAATGATGCCCTTTGTATACAAATTTTGGAGGTTTAGACCCTTCTTCCTCAGTATGTTATCAACTATTTGCCCTCTAGGCTTGGTCCTTTCCTCTTGCCAGTTCGAGGTAAATCTTAGAAGTGGAGCATGGTCAACAGCGCAAAGCCTAGCCAGTCCCCTTAAAGTTAAAAAAGGTGAACCATCATTAAGAACACCCATTTGAATGCCATCAATGTCAGCCTCTTTAACTGGATAGAGTTCAAGCGGAACCTGTTGCCCAGAGAGGATTAAATCTAGATTATCCATTTGATTTATAACCTTTTTAGGTGGTGCCCAAAGCACCGATTCCCTGAATTTTCTAACGCTCTGATCTTAAGCCAGATGCGCGCTGTGTGTGCTTCTTCGGCAAATGCCGCAAAATCTTTATCCAAACGTCTCTTCCGGCCACTGAGCCTTAACCACCTTGCCAATGATGCTTGCTATCTTTTGCGGCGGTAAATGCGGTGTTCAACCATTGTCCCGATGATCTGGATGTGCCTTTCAATGCTGCGCATTATTGGGTAATCATCATTCAGCGGGATTAATTCAAAGTGCTGCCGGCCGTCTTCTGCAAGAGTGGTTGGGCGGTACTTTTTAAAGGTGGCTTCATGCTCACCGTTCTTCGCGACGACAAATTCTCCAGGCGCCGGCTCTATTTCCGGATCAACGATAATGACATCGCCAGCCTTAAAATCAGGCTCCATAGAGTCGCCTACAATCTTTAATGCAAAGGTGTATTGCGACCAGTCCATATCAGTCATGACGTACTCACACGAGCCATCAAGCGCCTCTATTGGGCCTTTGGTAGCCATCTCTCCAGCTTGTACATAGCTGAGCAATGGAATCCTCCTTGTATTCACCTCGCTAACAGGCTGGAAGTTACCACCGTTAACTAGCCATGACGGATCACAGCGAAGAGATTCAGCAATACCAACAATGTTGCGGGGCTTTAATGTTTTACCTTCCTCAATACTCGCCCAGGATTGCTGTCTGATTCCAGCTTTTTCTGCAGCTTCTGCCTGAGTAAGGCCCAACTCGACTCTTCTTTGTTTTACCCGTTCTGCAAGGCTCATAGCATCCTCTCCATTTCCTTACATCCTCACAGTTAAAGCTGTATTTGACAAACAGAAGTAACTGTTAGACAATACAGATAAAACTGTGGAGGTGAGTAATGGACACAATTTCTCAACGCCTCAAACAGAAGCGCATGGAGTTAAATCTGACACAGGCGCAATTAGCTGAGAAAGCTGGAATGAAGCAGCAATCAATACAGCAAATTGAAGCAGGTTCCACACAACGCCCGCGCTTCTTGTTTGAACTTGCCGCAGCCCTCCAGTGCGACCCGCTCTGGTTACTGTACGGCAAGAAACGCGGCTCTCGGGCCGCATAAGCAACACCGCTCTTAAACATCCCGCGCTGAAAAAGTGCATCAATCAACGAAACAACAAACGTTCGTGGCAATAGCTACGGCTTTGTCACGTCTTATCAACAAACCAAAAACAACAAGGTAATTATTCAACATGGCCACAGCAAAACACAGCAAAAGGATTCGTGAAGTGGAAAGCGAATTACGTTCTCGCCTGGTAACGATGGGGCAGACGAATTTCGCGAAGATGGCTGGCTGGGCTGATTCAAAAGTCAGCCGGTTAAACATTCACGATATGGCTGTGACGTTCGTTCTTCTGGAGAAGGTATGGGAGACGAGCTTAATCAGGGAAGTGGCACGGCAGGCAGTAGAAGCAGTGCTTCCACCAAAGAAAAAGTCACCGGCTGGCACCAGTGACTCTTCTCAAATAACCATCGAATTTTGAACCAATTCAACGAGGTAATTATACATGAAGAAGCATTCATATCGCCATACCGGCGTGCATAAAAACCTTGCCCGACTCGACTTTCTCATGAAGTGCAACCCGGCTATTGGTCCGAAGTTGCGGGAAATCTTTGAGGAACACAAAGCGAAGGAGAAGGGCAAATGAGTAAAAAAGAAATAGCAACTCACAAGTGTTCATTCTGCAACAAAGATAACACCGAGGTTAAGCAAATGGTTGCCGGTCCCGGTGTGTCAATTTGCAATGAATGCGTACTTATCTGCGTCGACATCATGATTAATGGCCTTGGCAAAGAGGATCAAGAAAATGAATCTGGCGCATAAGAAAGTAACCCCAATCAGGCCTAATTTAGAGGTCGTGGAGCGTCGCGTGGCAGATACAGATGATGGCTTCATCATGCTGGCGATGGAGCTTTACGAGGAGCTGATAGGCGCTAATCTGACTCGCAATCAAGCCAAGGTGGCTCACGCTGTATGCCGCAAGACATACGGATTCAAAAAGAAAATGGATCGCATTGCAGACAGCCAGTTAGCTGAGCTTTGCCGCATCAGCAGACCCAAGGCAAATATTGCCAAAAACGAGCTGATTGCCATGAAGGTTTTAGTCCGTGAAGGAAACAAAATCGGACCAAACAAAAACATATCTGAGTGGCAAATCCCAGAGTGTACCCAGATAGGTAACATTGTTACCAAACCGGGAACAAATAATGTTCCCAAACAGGTAACTCAGAGTGTTACCAAGAAGGAACACACAAAAGATATTATTCAAAATATAAAAGAAATAACCCCTATCCCCTTTGCAGGGGATGAGGCCGGGAAGGTTAAACCTGCAAAGCGAAAAGCCGTTCGCATTGACTACGAAGCCTACCTGCAGTCCTACAACGAAGAGGTTGGTGATCGACTGCCACACGCAGTATCGGCTAATTCACAGCGTCAGCGCCGGCTGAAGAAACTAATACCGCAACTGAAAACACCAAACGTGGACGGGTTCCGTGCGTATGTCAGGGCATTCGTGAATCAGGCGAAGCCGTTTTATTTCGGTGATAACGATACTGGATGGACGGCGGATATTGATTACCTGCTGCGTGAAACTTCACTGACAGGCGTTCGCGAAGGCAAGTTTGCAGACCGCAAGGAGGCACAATGATTAACACCGATATCGAAGCCAGCGTGATCGGCGGCCTGCTGATTGCCGGGTATACGCCAGACGCAAGCGATGTGATTTCAACCCTGGACGAAAGCGCGTTTACTATCCGCCTGTACCGCGAGACGTTCCGTGAAATCAAGCGCCAGGCCAGACAGCGGAGCCTGATTGACAGCCTGATGGTTGCCGAGGCGATGGGTCAGGAGAATTTCGCTAACGTCATGGAGACTATGCGGGCCTGTCCGAGCGCAGCGAACCTGAAAGGCTATGCTCGCGTTCTGTCTGAGTACGAAAAAATCCGCAAGCTGCAGGAGCTGCTGCAAAGCGGGCTGCAGGGCATCAACACAGCACCCAACCATGAAATTGCCATGTCACGCATTGGTGAATTTATGGCATCCCTGAGCAATGTCGAGCAGTCCTCTGAACAGGTAAGGCCGATGCATATCCGCGACGTGCTGGATGGCTACAACGACCTGCTGGAAAAACGCCTTCGCCAGGGCGACGAGTCAGACACGCTGAAAACCGGAATCCCTGAGCTGGATAGCATTACCGGCGGCATCAACAGCGTCGATCTGGTCATTGTCGCTGCAAGGCCCGGTATGGGTAAAACGGAATTCGCACTGACAGTTGCTGAAGGAGTTGCCAGCCAGAAGCTACCAAACACTGACCAGAAGCGCGGCGTACTGATTTTCAGCATGGAGATGGATGCCAACCAGATTGTTGAGCGGCAGATTGCCGGTGCCGGAAACCTGCCCGTATCAGCACTGCGTAATCCGGCAAAAATGGACGATGAGGGCTGGGCGAAAGTCACGGCAGGGCTTGGGCGTCTGATGGGCCTTGATGTCTGGATTGTCGATGCCAGCAAAATGAACGTGGAGCAAATCCGCGCCATTGCAGAACGGCATAAACGGAACAACCCCGCACTGTCGCTTATCCTGGTCGATTATCTTGGCCTGATTGATAAGCCCAAGGCTGACCGAAACGACCTCGCAATCGCACATATCTCCGGCAGCCTGAAGCGCATGGCTAAAGACCTGAAGACGCCTGTTATGTCGCTGAGTCAGCTGTCTCGCGATGTAGAGAAGCGCCCGAACAAACGGCCAGTCAATGCTGACCTGCGCGACTCCGGCAGCGTAGAGCAGGATGCCGACTCAATCATCATGCTGTACCGCGAGGCAGTTTATAACGAAGAATCGCCAGCGGCTCCATTCGCTGAAATCATCGTGACCAAAAACAGGTTCGGTACGCTGGGTACGGTTTACCAGAGCTTTGTTAACGGCCACTTCAAATCATGCGATCAGGAGCAGGCGCGTAACATTTGCGCGGTCAGGCATACCAACGGGAACAATGCACCGGCAGCCAAGAAGTTTGCCAGAGGAGCTGACGTATGAATTACCTGATGATGCACGACAAAGGGGGAGTGTGATGAACAAGTTAACAGCCAAGAAGTGCAGGGATCAGATTGCCATGTGGGAGCGCCTTGAAGAAGCTTACTGCCTGCCACTATCTTCAGAGCTGCACCTTCAGGCATACCGGATAGCCCTGCCAGTGCTGGAGCAGCAGGAATCACAATGCCAGAAGTGTGCCGGTACAGGTATGGCAGATAGCGGCGGCACTCAGCCTTGGGGCGAGCCAATCTTAATCGAATGCGACTGCCAGCTTGAGCAGCAGGGGCAAAGCGATGGCTGGATTGAGTGGAAGGGCGGTGATTGTCCTGTTTCATCAGAAACGGAAGTCCAGGTCAGGATGAGGGATGGTTTCATAGGCGTGGCGCCAGCCTGTACATTCCGCTGGAAATTGGCATCACACGACCAATTTCCAGCAGCCGACATCATCGCCTATCGGGTGGTTAAGCATCAGGAAGGAGAGTGAGATGACAAGCAACGATGAGCTGGAGCAGCGCCGCAACTGGAGAGCATTTCTATCCTGGTGGTGCGCCCCTGAGCAGCAGGAGCTGAGATATTCATGCGCTCAAGGGTGGGGCTGGAAGATTTGGCAGGCAGCGTTAAGCAGCAAACAGGAGCAGAGCAATGGATAAGAGCATCAGCTTTTCTGAATGGATGATGATTGGACTCATGGTAATTAGCTACGCATTCATTGTCGTCAAGGCCTTCGAATGGTTCGTACTTTTAGTGGCTAAACAGTGGGATAAGCGAAGGAAGGAATCGCGTAGGCAGATGGCTGTCAATGAGCTGTACGACGCATTCGAGCTTGACCAGCTAAAGGACGGCAGCACCATGCGGGTAGCAACTAAAGGCGACCTGAACATTGTCATGTACCGAAAAGGTGAAGCCGATGGAGAAACAGACATTCCTCATCAGAGATAACCGAATACGCCAGAACTGCATAGAAGCCATCCAGAACCTCCCCACCAATACCGATCGCCCCCTACAGATAATCATCCAGGAAGACACCCGCAGCCTTGCGCAAAATCGCATGCTTTGGGCCTGCCTGCGTGACGTATCGCAGCAGGTGGTGTGGTACGGGAAGAAACTCGACTCCGACAGCTGGAAGAACATATTCAGCGCGAGCCTGAAGGGACAGGAGACGGTGCCGGGTATCAATGGCGGCTTCGTAGTGCTGGGCCAGTCAACAAGCAAGATGCGCGTCAGTGAGATGCGTGACCTTATCGAATTAATCCACGCCTTCGGCATCGAGCATAACGTCAGGTTCAGTGATGAATCAGCGCGGGCTCGGGAATGGGCCAACAGATTTGGGAGTGCAGCATGAGCAGATACGCACATCACACGCCTGAGCAGTGCAATCGTGTTAAGAAGCTTCGCCAGCAAGGCCTGGACGTTCAGGTAATTAGCGAGCGCATGGGGCTCAGCGTGAACCAAATCCGATACATGGACAGAAGAGCCAGATTCATGGAGAGCCGGGAAAGATGAGGTCATTAACGCAAAAAGCTCTCGATAACCTGATATTCCGCACTACCCGCCGAAAGTCCCGCAAGAAACCAATCCCCAGCGAATCCCAAGTGACAACATTTCCATACCTAGACATGTTGCGCTCTGCTGTGGCTGACAAAATGAGGTTAACGCGATGATAAACGTTGTCAGTTTTTCTGGAGGCAGAACATCTGCATACCTGGTCTGGCTGATGGAGCAGAAGCGCCGGGCAGGGGAAGAGGTGCATTATGTTTTCATGGATACGGGCTGTGAACACCCGATGACATATCGGTTTGTCCGTGAAGTCGTGAAGTTCTGGGATATACCGCTAACGGTACTGCAGGTTGTTATTAACCCTGAGCTGGGCCAGCCCAATAGCTATACGGTCTGGAAGCCAGATGACATTCAAACCCGTATGCCAGTTCTTAAGCCGTTTATCGACATGGTGAAAAAATACGGCACACCCTATGTTGGCGGCGCGTTCTGCACCGATCGGCTTAAGCTCGTCCCCTTCACGAAATACTGCGAAGACCACTTCGGTCGCGGCAACTACACGACATGGATTGGCATCCGGGCGGATGAGCCGAAGCGTCTCAAACCAAAGCATGGCATCCGCTATCTTGCAGAGCTATCAGACTTCGAAAAAGAGGACATTCTGGAATGGTGGAAAGAGCAGCATTTCGATCTGCATATCCCTGAACACCTTGGGAACTGCGTTTTCTGCATCAAGAAGTCAACGCAAAAGCTTGGGCTGGCATGTAGGGATGAACCGGGACAACAGCGCGTTTTCAGCGAAGTAGTTACCGGCGCCCATGTCCGCGACGGGCATCGAGAGACACCCAAAGAGGTTATGTATCGGGGACACCTTTCACTGGATGGAATTGCACAGATGTATTCAGGGGGTGATTACCAGATGCTCTACCAGGAAATGGTAAGGGCTAAACGGTTCGATACGGGGTCATGCTCTGAATCCTGTGAAATATACGGCGGCCAGTTAAGCCTTGATTATGGAGCGGAAGCGGCATGAGCGAGCCAGTTGAACTTCTCTGTGCTGACTGTGGAATCCCGCTGTCGCCAGACGAGACATTCGTATGCAGTGAATGCTGTGCTTTCTACACGATATTCAGAGACCCGAACTTTTATGGAGAGGAAGGTGATGAGTAACTTGCGAAAAGAAGCATGGGGCAGGGAATGCCAGGTCAGGCTGCCGAGCGTGTGTAATGGCAATCCTGAGACGGTCGTACTCGCGCACTACCGGATGGTAGGGATATGCGGCACAGGAATGAAGCCAGATGACCTTTTCGGCGCCTGGGCCTGTTCAGGGTGCCACGATGAGATAGACCGACGCACAAGGCGCTGTGACGTCACTGAGGCTCGCATAGCGCATCTGGAAGGCGTTATCAGGACTCAGGATGCATTACTGCGGGAGGGGATAATCAAGCGATGAATGAATTCAGGATAACCTTGCCATGTCCGCCCGGAAATAATCACCTCTTCTCAGTATTCCGCGGGCGAAAGATAAAAAGCAAAAAGGGAAGGGAGTACACCGCAGCAGTAACGCAGCAAATCACCGAAGCAAATCAGCAATACCAACTGGCCGGCAGGCTGAAAGTAAAAATCCTCGCATATCCACCTACACGCGCCCGGCGTGACCTCGACAACCTCTTTAAAGCACCTCTCGACTCGCTCACTCATGCAGGCGTCATTGCTGACGACAGCCTCATTGATGACGTGCGAATGGTTCGCTGCGAAGTGGTGAAAGGCGGGCGGCTGGAAGTGGTGATCACCGAGCTGGAGGAAGTATGACCGAATACCTCAAAGAGAAGTGGCTGAAGCTTCGCATTATGAAAATGCGCGGTATGGCAGAGATAAATTACCGGATCATCCGCAACACAGCGAAAATCATGGGGGTTAAGCATGCACGCTGAAGCACTGACTCAGTTAGCACAGGTTATGCGAAAATCCGACCTGAAGAAGCGTTACCTCAGGCCCGTAAAGCTCATAACCCCCTTACAGTCAGCATGGGTTCGTTGCCTGCTTGATGTGTGGGGCGAGAAGTACGGCGGAAGAGTAGGGCCTGATTCAGGAAAGTGCAGCGTTATCGGCCGGCTGATGATTCGTCAGGAGTGGAACGACAGGGAATCAGAGCGGATTATGGACGTTGTGAACAATCTGCATAAGCAGGGATATCGCGGAGATGAGCTGTTCATCAAAGCGAAGCAGCTCATTAACCCGCAGCACTCAGTAAGCAATCTTCTCGACCGCGCCAACGAGCAGGAAGATGCTGACCTGGTTGAATCTGTCATCTGTAGCACATTCGCACCTGATAACCCGATTCGTCATGTAGCCATTAAATACTACTGCGAACGCAAATGCGCGCAAGACATTGCTGCTGAGTTGTCACGACTCACAGGTATCTCGCCAGAATCAGCATGGCGACGCATCCGATGGTGTCGTGAATTGCTTGAGGCTAGCGTCTTTTACGCAATAATGCGCGAACGTGATGCTAACAAGCAGAAGATTGCCGCGTAAATCGGATAAGTTGCAAAAATAGTTTGCAAACGCGAAATGAAACTGCTAGATTTCTGTTATGCTCGTGACAAAAGTCGTTGAGCAACAGAATTTAAGCCCTGACAGCAATGCCGGGGCTTTTTTGTATCTGTATCTGGCCGGTTTAGCTCTAATGGTAGAGCGGGAAAAAATGAAATTTTGCTTATCTTGCAATGCCGAGTTCAAGCCCAGTAGAAACAGTCTTGGTAAGTATTGCTCAAATAAATGCCAACACCTGCACCAGAGAAAGCCATTTGAAGAACTTAAGGGTCCCGTAGCGATAAGAAAGCGTATCCTTGAACTCAGAGGGCATTGTTGTGCTATATGCAAAAACACAGTATGGATGGGGCAGCCAATTCCCTTGGATATGGATCACATAGACGGTGATCATACAAATAACTCTGAAGGTAATCTCCGGCTGGTATGCCCGAATTGCCATGCTCAAACGCCAACCTACAAGGCTAAAAACAAGGGCAACGGGCGTAGCTACCGATCTAAAAGGTACGCTGAAGGAAAGAGTTATTAAGCGAATGGGTAGGGGTTCAAGTCCCTTAACCGGCACCATATCCGAGCTGCAGCCTCTGTCAGTCCATTGCGTGACTGTCACGCTGCAGCCTTCTAATACAAAGACCAGCCATAGAGCTGGTTTTTTCGTTTTTGCGCACGACGAATCCCTTACCACACTCCTCGTGATCCCTTGTCGTCGATGCGCATTTTCTTCAGAAGTCCTGCAGGCGGGTAAAAACAGGCGGGTTTCTCAGTTGACATTGAGAAGTTTAACCCGGCTCGCTCAGGTCACAATCTCAACAATTCCTAAAAGCGAGCCTCCACATTTCGGAGGCAGGTATGAAAATTATGGCAGACAAGGTAACGACCAGCGCGGCATATGCCACGTCCGGGGCGACTTTTCTCGCCGGTAGCTTGTCGCTAAACGAATGGCTTGCAGTAGGTGGCTTCATCCTCGCCGTAGCAACGTTCTGTGTGAATGTTTATTTCCAGCGTAAGCGAGACCGTCGGGAAGAGCGCCTGAGCAATGCAAGATGGAGAGTAAGCGATGAGTCAGATAATCCAGATACTCAGCTATGAAGAGGGGTATCGAGAGAAGCCATATGTGGACTCGGAAGGTTATCCGACGGTCGCGTGTGGCATCAAAATCGGGCCAAAGGGCGCCAGTTTGAGCAACTACACGTTTACTGTTCCCCGTAAGGTCGGTGATGTGTGGCTGCAGTCCTTCGTTGATTCCACCATCAACCAGTGCCGCAGCAACCCAGCTATCTACGCCGCACTACAGCAATGTAACCCGGCGCGGGCGGATATTTTGATTAGCATGGCGTTTAACCTCGGCGTGAGCGGATTAGCAGGCTTCCGAAACACATTGGTTCTCATCTCAAACGGTAATTTCAATGCTGCATCTGCAGAAATGCTAAATAGCCGATGGGCGTCGCAAGTTCCTAATCGAGCAAAGAGGCATGCTGCTGTGATGCGCTCCGGTGATTACGATGCGTACAAGGGGCTGATATGAGCATCCTGATATTTATCTGCGTTGTGGCTGTCATCGTTGTTGCGTTACTGCTCATCCGCAAATACACATCGGTCGAGTTTGTCAGCCATGCCCGGTTACTGTTTCGGGCCTGGTCGGTCTGGCTAAGTGGCATCGGCGCGGCTCTCGGTGTTTATCTGACCTCGGCGCCGGATGCGATTATCACTGCCTGGAACATGCTTCCCCCTGACCTGAAATCAATGCTGCCAGTAAATATCGCGCAGTACGTCAGTTATCTGCTGGTCGCGCTGGGTATCGTTGCGCAGTTTATCCGTCAGAAGCGGCTGAGCGAGAAGAAACAGCAACTGGACAATCAGCCATGAACACTCTCATCAACCTGTTTGCAGGCGGCTGGAATTACATTCTGGCCGGTCTGGCTGTTATCGCCGCACTGGTGGCAACTTACTTCGGCGGCAAGAAGGTCGCAAAGACTGAAGAGAAGGCCAAGGCTGACGTGGCTGAGGCTATTCGCGTTCAGAATCAGGCAGAGGCAAAGTCAGATGTCGAGGCTCACAACATCCAGTCAGCTAAAGAGGTTCAGCAGAGCAACGCTTCTCTCAGCGATGACGCTGCTCGGGAGCGCATGCGCAGCTCAAAATACAACTCCCCGGAATGAATACATCGTCACTGATTCCAGCTGCACGTTGTTCAGTCCCATCCACACCCACGGCAAAGACGCTGACCTGATGGATATCAGGACGGTGAGGGCGATCAACATCCATAACGAGCTGTGGGACAAGTTCTGCACAAAGCAGTGACAAACCCCAAGAAGATTCACCTTCAGTAACAGAGCAACATCAGCCTCGCTATGCGGGGCTTTTTTATTACCACAACCAAGAGAAACAACAATGCTAACTATCAAGACGATCAACAAAGACAACGACATTTCAGTTTTGCAGGCAACCGGCGACGTGAGTTTCGTTCGTGAATCTCGAATGATTTTCTTCCGTGGCTGGTCAGGCGGTGACGATGAAATGCTCTTGGACGAAGGCGAAGTGGCTTACGTCTGTAACGAAAAAGGCGTCACCGTCGCAACATTCCAGTAAACAAAACAGAGCCTGGCTTCGGTCGGGCTTTTTTATGTCCGCAGTAAACCGCGCCATGCCCGGCGTATTTAACAACACAGAGCCTTTCAGGAATCAGCCTCGGAGATAACCGTTATAAGCGGCGGCTTCTCTGTGGGCGGTTATCTGGGCAACGAGGCTTATTCACTAAAAGGTAAGACGCAATGAATATCGTCCCATTGAACTACAAAGGCGAAGCTGTCCGCTTTAATACTGACGGATGGATAAACGCTACCGATATTGCAGCTCGCTTCGGTAAGCGGCTCGATCATTGGCTATCCAATGCAGAGACGCTGGAATATGTGAGAGCCTTGGATGAGGTTTATTCAGGTTCGCCATCTGAAATTCTACATACCCGTGATTCCGGGTATGTAAAAACCAGTAAGGCACGCAAGGACAGAGGTGGTGGTACATGGCTTCATCCAAAGCTTTCGGTTGCCTTTGCACGATGGTGCGATCCTAAATTCTCTGTCTGGTGCGACTTGCATATTGATAGCCTGCTTCGTGGAGAGTTGACTGAGCAACAGAAGTTTGAGCAAGCCTGCCGCATTCGCGATGACCGGAAATCAAAAGCCAGTAACGGGGCAAGAGAGATGGCTCGCTGGCGATGGGATAAGCCAGCCATTGAGGCTAATGTGGAATTCTGGCGTGAGCAGCTTCAGTTGACGCTGGATATTGCCAGTTAATGGGCGGCGCAAAACTGCGTTATCGAAAATATCAATGAGTTATTGAGAGCCTATTTCACAACGGCTCTTTGTCCGCTGCTGGACGTGCGCCTGAACTACCTCCTACACTTTGTAACGTGTCTCATAAAAAAGGAGGATTCATGTCTGAGCGTCCGGTCGAAGGAGATCACCCTGACTATGACCCTAAACCAGTCTCGCCTAATCCAGATGAAAAAGGTGAAGGTAAAGACGATCCACATAAAGCACCTGAGTCAGGAGATAAATTCTGAATCATGCTAAGCCGCCTCCGGGCGGTTTTTTATTGGAGTAAACATGGCTGACACCTACCGCATTACAGTAACCACTAAGTCAGGCGAAACGCATGAAGGCCTGATGAACCGTTCGCAGCCGGAAATGGTTAATGGCTTCATCGGCGTTGCTCGTGAAGATGGCGCCTGGGTATATCTGGCACCTGATGATGTGCTGAAGATGGAATATGTGCCGGAGCCGGTGACTGAGCCGACCGAAGAGAAAACAGAGTAAGGGATGATTATGGCGACCGAAGAAAGTAAAACTGAAATCGGCCGCCCAAGTAAACTCGCCGAATCGAAAGAGAAAGCGAGGGAGTATTTGCTGGGCGGCTATGAGACCATTGGTGACGTAGTTCCCAGCGTGGCAGGGCTTGCCTGTTATCTCGGTGTGGCGCGGTCATCCATCTATAAATGGGCCGGAGAAGATAAGTCAGAAGATGGCTTTTCGGACATCGTAGAGGGAATCCTGTCCCTGCAGGAGAATAAGCTCCTGAATGGCGGCCTAAAAGGCGACTATAACGCCACTATTGCCAAGCTTCTCCTTGCCAAGCACGGTTACGCCGAGAAGCAGGAAGTCGATAACAAGTCCTCTGATGGAAGCATGTCGCCAAAACCAACCACCATTCAGCTTCTACCTGTAGAGCCAAAGCATGAGTGAAGCCGTCCAGTTACCCATTCCCGCTAAGCTCGCTCCATTATTCACCGCTACCAATAAGCGGTATCGCTGCTCGCATGGCGGCCGTGGTAGCGCCAAGACACGCACATTCGCATTGATGACGGCCGTAAAGGCATATCAGGCATCCAACAATGGAGAGAGCGGCGTAATCCTCTGTGCCCGTGAGTTTATGAACTCGCTGGAAGAGTCGAGCATGCAGGAAGTGAAGCAGGCGATTCTTTCCGTTCCGTGGCTGGCTGCGCATTTCGACATCGGCGAGAAATATATCCGCACGGTAGATAAGCGCGTCAGCTATGTATTTGCAGGCCTGCGGCATAACCTCGACAGTATCAAGTCGAAAGCGCGCATTCTGCTGTGCTGGGTGGATGAGGCTGAATCAGTCAGCGAAACAGCCTGGCAGAAACTCAGCCCGACCGTTCGTGAAGAAGGCTCAGAGATTTGGGTGACATGGAACCCTGAAAGAGATGGCAGCGCCACTGATAAGCGTTTCCGCAAAGAGGCTGGTGACGACTGCGTTACTGTCGAGATGAACTATACGGATAATCCGTGGTTCCCTGATGTACTGGAAGGTGAGCGGCAAAACGACCAGCGTCGCCTTGACCCGGCCACCTATGCATGGGTATGGGAAGGGGCTTATCTCGAAAACTCCGATAAGCAGGTGCTGGCCGGAAAATACCGTGCTGCTGAATTCTCAGATGAACTGTGGAAAGAGGCTGAGCGCTTATTCTTCGGAGCTGACTTTGGCTTCGCTAAAGACCCTAACACTCTGACCCGCTCATTCATCCTGCATAACCGGCTTTATATCGAATATGAAGCCTATGGCATGCAGACTGAACTGGATCATATGCCGGCTCTCTACGACGCAATCCCCGGCTCTCGCGAATGGCCGATTAAAGCGGACTCAGCGCGCCCTGAGACCATCAGCTACCTGAAGCGTCAGGGTTTCAACATCTCCGCTGCTGAAAAGTGGCAGGGTAGCGTAGAGGACGGGATAGCCCACCTTCGCGGGTTTGAAGAAATCATCATCCATCCGCGCTGCAAAAACGTTGCCCGCGAAGCTCGCATGTGGTCATACAAAACTGACCGCATTACCGGTGAGGTGCTGCCAAAGCTGGCAGACGGTGACGAGCATACCTGGGATGCTATCCGCTATAGCCTTGACGGGCACATCAAGCGCAAATCAAAAGGCGCCATCTTCTTCTAAGGAGCAACAGTGAGTGAACAAAATAACGAGGTCTCATTCCTCGTGAATGCCCTCGCTGATGCGATAGGGCGGCAGCGCATGCTGTATGCCGGGCAGCCTGGCAACACGAAGCGGACGAAGTTATGGGATGAGTTCGGATACCCGGATAATCTCGAATTCGACCGTTACTACCGGGCTTATGAGCGAAACGCCGTGGCACATGCTGCAGTGCATAAGTTGCTCGATTCCTGCTGGGCTGACCGTCCGACAATTATCGATGGAGATGAGAATCAGGAGGCGGACGAAACAAACCAGTGGGAAGCCTCGGTAACGAAGCTACTCAACCGACACTGGCCGAAATTGAAAGACGCTGACCGTCGAAATCTGGTTGGGCGCTATTCGGCGCTGCTGATTCAGTTTCGTGATGGCCGACCGTGGTGGGAGCCTGTTGATCGCAATGTTGTAGGTCGCCTGAAAGACAAGGCAATCGTGCGATTCATCCCAGCGTGGGAGGCACAGCTTAAGCCTGGGAACTTTGATACTGACACGCAATCTGAAACCTACGGCCAGCCGGTGAAGTACAACTTCAACGAACAACCAATTGGCGATGACGGCACATACGGCCGGGTGCGCAGCGTTGAGGTTCACCCTGAGCGCATTATCATTCTTAGTGAGGGATCTGAAGACGAGAACATGCTCGCGGGCATTCCTCTGCTTCGCGCAGGCTATAACAAGCTTCTCGACCTTGAGAAAGTGTCCGGTGGTAGCGCTGAGGGATTCCTGAAGAACGCCAGCCGCCAGCTGGGAATCGCATTCGATAAAGAGACTGACCTCCAGACTTTGATGAGCCAGGCCAAAGACGCCGGATTTAAAGATTTGGGTGATGCGCTGAACGATAAAATCAGGCGCATGAATAGCGGCACTGACTCCGCTCTGGTTATGCAGGCTGGACAAGCCTCTGTGCTTTCGGTGGCTCCAGCTGACCCCTCGCCAACCTGGACTGTTACAGCTAACGAATTCGCCGCCTCAATCCAGATTCCATTTACCATCTTGTTCGGTCAGCAGACCGGGCGCCTGGCATCTGATGAGGATAAGGCTGACTGGGCTAAGCGATGTAACGGACGCCGGTTCGGGTTTATGACCTCATTCGTGAAAGCCGTAATTGAGCGCATGTGGACTGTCGGCGTCATTGATGCACCTTCATCCGGAGAGGTTACGCTGGCATGGTCTGACCTTCTTGCGCCAAGCGAGAAAGACAAGATTGCCAACATGCAGGCGCTTGCTGACGTAGCTCAGAAAACACAGCAGGCATACGGCACTCCGGCAATTGAGCAAAACGAGATTAGGGCAGCGGGTGAGCTTGAGCCTCTACCTGAACCTGAGTTGCCGCCTGATGTGCCGCCGGGAGACCCGTTAAGTGATGAAGCAGAAGTTAATCCGCTCGCCGGTGATACCACGCAATAAGGCCGACCCCACTCAATCCTCCCGACCGGTTAACCGGATGTTCCGCGACATAGAGAACCGCTACTACCAGATTAAGGTGGATTTGCGGCAGCTATTCGACGAGCAACTTATTGGCCGGGAGGTTGAGGCTAACAGTAAGTCAGGCTACGCGGTTCATGGTCAGGTTTTCTATCAGGTCAACATTGGCCGGTATATCTATGACCTGTCAGCCAGAGCGTTATCCCGATTGCTGGAATCTGTGCAGACCATTCTTGACAGACATCTTCTTGATGGTGGTGAGCAAAACCTGTGGGCCATGACATACATCACTGACGAGTATGAGCGAGGAACTCAGCAGGCTTTCACTAACCTGTCGGTGCAGTCGGTCATATACGAGCAGCAAACCTCTCTGGCGCAGCTTCTGACTTCTCCTGGGTACCTGAACCAGATAGCCGCAACACAGGTCGCCACGTACAGTGAGTGGCGTTCCGTGAGCGATAAAGCACGCGGTGACCTGGCTAACGTCATCACTGACGCGGTGGCCCGCGGTATCAACCCACGCGAAACAGCCCGCATCGTCAGCGAACGTCTCGATGTTTCCATGTCATCGGCAAAGAACATAGCGCAGACGGAACAGGTTGGCGCTTTGAGGCAGGCTCAGAGACAGGAGACGGAATGGTCACGCGATCGATTGGGATTAAACACTGCGATGCTCCACCTGTCAGCGCTCAAGCCAACATCCCGCACATGGCATGTTGCCCGGCATGGGAAGGTGTACACGCCGGAAGAGGTTGAGGAGTGGTATTCGCGAGATGGTAACCGGTATCGGTGCTATTGCAGTCAGATACCGGTAATTCTCGATGATGATGGGAAGGTGGTGAATCCCGGCCTGATTGAACGGCTCATACAAGAGCGCCAGCAGTGGACAGGCACAGAACAAAAGAGAGGTCGCAAATAGCGGCCTTTTTTATTGCCCGCAATTTAGCTATGAGGAATCAGCGTGAAACTCTCAAGCATTCACGTCAAAAGCCTGGCGATCAACGCTGCCAACATCTCAACCGAAACCATCGACGGTGACGAGCATATCGTCATTCGCGGCGTCGTGCCGGTCGTGGATGACGTTGTGATGAATGGCGGCCTGTATCCGGCGGCGGAGATTAACAAATCGTACCAGACGCTCGAAGGTAACCAGATGCCATTGGGGCATCCGAAAATTGGCGGTGAGTACGTCAGTGCAAGCAACCCGCGAGCAGTGAATAAATTCCACATCGGCGCATGGGCCGAGAATGTCCGCAAAGACGGCGATCGCGTTGTCATGGACATGAAAATCAACAAGCGTTACGCCGAAAGCACGGAGAAGGGTAAGCGTGTCCTGGCCCGCATTGAAGAGATGCAGGCTAACTCAGGCGCGGAGCCTATCCATGTCTCTACCGGCCTGCTGCTGAGCCGTGAGCAGAACAAAGGCAAGTCAAAAGGCAAGAGCTACTCATGGGTGGCGCGGAACATGCGCTTTGACCATGTAGCCATTCTGCTGGACGAGCCCGGCGCCGCAACGCCTGAAGATGGTGTAGGCATCTTCGTTAATGCGGACAACTCCACTGAAGAGGTGGAGACCGAAACGGTTGACCTGAATTCTGCTGCTAACTGCACGCGGGAAGGGGTTATCAACAAAACGAAGTTCTTCTTCACCAACGCCTCAAATTTCTCATTCGACGACATTCAGCGCGCTATCAGCGAAAAGCTGCGCGAGGGTCGTTCTGATGACAACTGGCTGTGGCCTGAATCGGTCTGGCCGGACACCTTCGTTTACCGGGATGACTCCCGCTATTTCAAACAGAAGTACCTCATCGACGATGACGGCGCAGCCCAATTCGTCGGCGAACCCGTAGAAGTCGTGCGCAAACAACCTGAGTACGAAATTAAAACCAACGGAGAAGAGAATCCGATGAAAGACCTGATTATCAATGCGCTGAAAGCCGCTGGTAAGCCGACTGAAGGTAAGTCAGAAGCCGAGTTGCTGGATGCATACAACCAGATGGCTGCTGAGAAAGCAGCTGGCAAAGAAGAGACGCCTGAAGAAAAGGCCGCTCGCGAGAAGAAAGAGGCTGAAGAAAAGGCGGCCAAAGAGAAAGCCAATAACCACGAAGAAATGCCTGCGTGGGCGAAGTTGCTGACCGAGCAGGTTTCTGCCCTGAACAGTCAGTTCAACGCTAACGCCGACAAAGAGAAGGCCGAGAAGCGCACCGCTGTTAAGGCGAAATTCGGCCTTGATGAAGCGGCAGTAAACGCCCTTGACGGTGCGGCGCTGGATGGTCTTTACGCGCAATGCCAGACCTCTATCGGCCTGAATGGCTCATTCCGCCAGGCTAACTCAAACCAATCTTTAAGCGAAATGCCGGAGTAAAAAATGGCTAAAGACGGAAAGCACGTAATTCACGCCGGTGGCGTATTCCCTAACCCCCTCCTGAACCGTGAAGGTGCGGCGGCGGCGGTAACGCCTGCGGGCACTGTGGGTTTTTTTGATGCAGGGAAGTTCACCGCATCTGTAGACGGAGCTGAAGACGCAGTTCTGTATGTCGCCAACTACGACTACCTGCGCTGCCTGTCCGTGGATGATGACATCCCGGCCGGTGAGCTGGTTGTGGGTATTCATCCGCTGCCGGGCATGTTCCTGAACGTCCGCGCCGCTGCCGGTACCTATACCAAAGGGCAGGCACTATCCATTGCAAACGGCCGCGTTAAAGCTGCGGCAGAGGGCGAGGCAGTTCGCTGCTACGTCGAAGAAGACAAATCATACACGGCAGCTGCGGGTGACCTGCTGCGCGTAGTTATTAAGTAAGGAGCGCCTGAATGTTTGTATTTTCTAAATCTCTCGGCGAAAAGACCGGGAACCTTGAAGTTAACCAGGCGCAGTTTGCAGAATTGCAGGCAGCGCGTCAGGCTGGCGCTCAGGCTGCCGCTGACTTTCTGGGCCGAGTGCGTGGTATTCGTGAGGATGCGGGCCGCCTGGATGCTACCAACGCCGTTGATGATATCCGCCGCCTGTATCGGGCGTTCGATACCACGGTGCTGGCGCAGTTCGAGCCTACAACTCAGTTCACCCTGCTCAATGACCTGATGCCGCTGTCTCGCTCAGTGCGTATTGAGCAGTCCCGTTACGATTACGCCCGTACCGGTGGTCGTGGCTGGGCGCACACCTCTATGTCAGGCCAGATTGGTGCAGCGCTGGATGCGAAGTCCTATACGTTCGACGGTACCATGGTTCCGATCCACGATTCAGGCTTCAAATTCACCTGGCGTGACCCGATTTTCAACAGCCCGTCAGCGCTTCAGTCTCAGGCCGATGCGCAACGCGGCTCTGTGGAAGATGTGCAGCGTCAGTATGTTGACTACATGTTCAATGGCTTCCTCGACTCTGAAGGTAACTACGTTCAGTTCGACGGTCTGACCTGGAAAGGCCTGAAGGCTGACGAGCGCGTTGCACAGGTAACTCTGACATTTAACTTTGTGACCAGCACTGACCCGGTTGCAATTCGCAAGAATGCTATTGCCCTGCGAGATGTTGTCCGCGTTACCAACAGCCAGTACGCACCGCAGACATGGTATGTATCGGGTGAAATCATGTCGAACCTGGAGCAGTACTTCGATGTGAATGCAACCCGCACCGTGCTGGAAGAGCTTCTGAAGCTGTCCGGTATTGACGCCATCAAAGAAGATGCGCAGCTGAGCGGTAACGAAATTCTGATTGTTCCACTCACGGCTGGCGTTATCGCTCCTATCGTTGGACAGGCCATCGGCACCGTCGCTGATCCGCGCCCGTTCTACAACAGCGATTACATCTGGCGCACATGGGGTGCGATGGGCCTGATGGTTAAGCAGGACATCAATAACAAATACTCCGTAATCCACGCCTCTTAAGGAGCAAACAATGGCACTTGTGAAAATCCTGAGCAGTAACCTTTTCGCCGGTGCCGGTTTCCAGAAACTGGAGGCCGGTAAAGTCTATGACGTTGATAAGGACATCGCCGATAAGTGGATTAAGTCAGGCCGGGCGGAGTCTACTAAGGAGAAGGGCGAAGCGCTTCAGTTTGAGGTGGCTACGCCTTCCTCTGGCAGCTCGGCCGATACTTCAGAGCTTCAGGCTCAGCTTGATAATGCACTGGCGCAGGTTAAACAACTGCAGAGTGAAGCGGAAACGAAAGAAAAAGAGCATGCGGATGCTCTGGCAGCAGAAAAGAAGCGTGCTGACGATGCAGAAGCTGCTCTGGCAGCGGCAACCAAAAAGGATAAGTAACCATGGCAGCCCAAATCACGCTGGAAGACGTAAAACCGCTGATGGCTGAGCTGGGCTTCACGGTTCCTGACGCCGTACTGCAGTTGCTGATTGACCAGGTTAGTGCTGCTTCTGCCTGTATGGACGGGGCGGGCTACTCCGAAAGCCTGCAAAAACTGTTGCTCATCTATGCAGCCGCGCGACTGGCGGCCCTGTCCGGTGCCCGTAAAATCTCATCTCAGTCTGCACCGTCTGGCGCGTCGCGGTCGTTCACCTATGACAGCGCCGGCACGGACCATCTCTATAAGCAGATTCTGGCGTGGGATACCAACGGTTGTCTGGGCGGGTTGCCGATCGCAGGTAATTCAGTCGGCTTATTTGATGTTGTCGGTGGCTGCTGATGGATTGGATTAGTGTCGAAAACAGGAAGCCTAAGCCATTCGCCCGCGTCTGGATAAAGACATCTGACGGCCGGCAGACCACAGGCCATGTTAACAGCAGCGGCAATTGGGTGATTCATTGCCCGCGTATCGCTGCTGCAAACCCGTCTGTAATCGCCTGGAGGGAATAGCGATGTCATCTACAGCAGCATGGGCCAACACTGCCCCATGCACGTTCTGGAAAAATCGCGGCATAGATGAGTATGGTGACTCACTCGGTTTCGATGCGCCAATAACTATCATGTGTGATTACATTGGCGGCCTAAGCGAAAAGATTGGCTCCATAGGGAAAGAGATTGTTGTTAAAAACACCTTTTTCACTGAGTTTCCGGGTGCTGATAAAGGTGATTACGTATTGATAGGCAACTCTACCGAGGCCGATCCTATTGCTGCGGGGGCCGATGAAGTGGCGCACGTTACTCGCTGGGGTGACACCCTTGATCGTGTAACTGATGACTATGCCATCCTTACAGGAATCTGACATACCTGTGCGATAATGGCCCTAAAACGTTAACTGGAAGGAAAGGTAATGGGGTTTCAGTATTGGTTCACGGTATGTGCTGTTTTTTTGATTGGCCCAATAGCATTGGTTCAATCTTTCATTTACATGCGTCGGGGAATCTATACCAAAACCTTCAAGGGAACGAGTCGAAAGGAGTACATTCACAAAGATGCCAAACCCATTGAATACTGGTTTAGCGTTATCGCTCATTTGGGGATGAGCATCATGATGATTGGTTTAGGTTTCTGGTTCTTAGAGGATATCCCTGCGGTTAACCATTGGTACAATGAAGTCCACGCAATGTTATCATTTTGATTTTAGGGTTCGACGGTACTTCAAATATACCTTCGTTGAGACCACATCAGCTTTTACTAAGCACTAAACCTCGCCCCGGCGGGTTTTTTTGTTACCTGGAGAAAAGTATGGGCGTGAAGATTAAAGGTGTCCGCCAGGCTCAGCAAAATCTGGACGCACTTATCGGTGATATTCAGGGCCGCAAGGCTGCCAGAGCTATTCAGAGTGCGTTAATTATCGGGTCATCTCAGGCTTCTCTGTACACGCCCATCGATACATCAACACTGATTAACAGCCAGTTTCGCGAGCTGAACGTTAACGGCACCAGGCTAACCGGACGCGTTGGTTACTCTGCTAACTACGCAGCATTCGTCCACGACCCTAACATCCCTCAAACCTTCCGGCGCGCAACAGCTCAGAAAGAATTCCTGACTAAGGGCTTTGAAGACACGCGTGACGTCATCGACCGTACCATCAAGAAGGAGATGGCGCTTTGAACCCTCCAATGCATACACGGGTGCGTAACTATTTTGCCGTTGCCGGTCTGACGCAGGGATTCACCACACAATTATTGATGTGGAATGACAGCGGAAACCTTGATGAATCTTTTATGGTGTTCAGGCCGAGCGGCGGCTCTGCAATCGATCGTGACATTAGCGCTGAATATTATGTTTTGGTTGATGTTATCGGGGCTAAGGGTGGTAACGGCAAGGTTGATGAGCGAACTCAGCAACTAATCGAGCATGTACAGAAAAACCCGATTGGTAGCCCTTGTATAGGGCAAATAACCAATGTTGGTGGAATACCCTCACCAATACCCACAGCAGAAGGAAGGTTGGTTTACCGGCTGCTTTTTTCGTGCCTCTATGGCGAATAAGTATTACCAAATCAAATAAGGTCGCTATGTGCGGCCTTTTTTATTATCTGAAACGAGGTAAAAAAATATGCAAGGTTGTACAAGCAGCTTTGACCGCCTGATTGGCCGCGCCAAGACGCTGGAACTGGCGTATGGGTGCCCTGACGCTCGGCCAGCAGAAGAGGATTGGAAACTGTTGGGCCTTCCAACCTCAGCTACATGGGATTTAAGTCCAGAATCGTTAACATCTGACGCTGATGATGGCGGCTTTACTTCAACTATGATTGCCAGCCTGGACCCTACTTATTCAGTTGATGGCGAGGTTCGCGTCAATGATCGCACCGATGAGTTTGGCATTCAGCAGTTTTTGAAATACTACGTTGATGAGGTTCGTGAGCGTCGACAACCGACTGTATGGATGCGATTCCACTGGGGTAACTATTACCACATTGGATACATGGTGGCATCTGGATTAAGTGATGGTGGCGGGGTGAAGGAAATTGTCACCTATAGTCTTGAACTGAAGCTCAACGAAGGAACTACATTTGCTATTGAGCCGGATGAAGACATTATTCCGGTTACTGGCGTAACTCTTACTCCAGCGAACACGTCTGTTGTTGTCGGTAGCACTCGTCAGCTTACAGCAACTGTGACGCCTGCTGATGCAACCAATAAAACAGGCGTTTGGTCATCTTCTGATTCAAGCGTTTTCACCATCAACTCCTCAGGCCTAATTACAGGCGTTTCTGCAGGAACGGGAATTGCAACCTTTACGACAAATGATGGTGGCAAAACCGGCACTACTAACGTGACCGTAACCGCCTCCTAGTTTCCATTTCAGGGGCTTCCTGAAGGTGGCCCCAAAAATGACAACTAACGGAATAATTCATGATACCCGTAAAAGAAATTGGCGAATGCCTGATTACTGTGGGCGATGAGGATTATTTCTTTCGCCCGTCCTTTCTGAACATGACGCGCATAGGCGACCCGCAGGAGATTGTGCAGGCATTCTATTATCTGCATAACGATGAAGTTACACCTCTCCTGCAAAAGGCTCTGATGACGTATGGTGTGGTTCCTGAATGGCTCCTTCGCTACATGGGGCGGCCACAATTTGCAAAGCAAGCCATCTATGCTGCTATGAATGTCATGCAGGCCTGTTGTGATCGGGATGCGTCAGAACTTACTGGCGAACTGGTGCCGGGCAAGAGCGGGAGGTGGGGCATCGTTTACCGCAAAGGCAAGGTGCCGATGCAAAACCTCGTACTGATAGCTCAGTCGCTAATTACCCACGGCATTATCGGAAAAGCCAAGGTGCGCCAGCTGCAGCGTCATGAAACGGGGCAGGCTACAACTGAATTCCGTGCCTTCGACTATATCAATGCCGCTCGCAACCACTTCGGAATGAGCAGGCAGGAGGCTGAGCAGCTTAGCATGACGGAATTCCAGATGCTGCTGGCTGCTAAATACCCTGACCAGAAGGGCTTCACGCGAGAAGAGTACGAACAAGTTGCAGATGAATACTTTGAGAGAAGAGCCAGAAGGCTCGAGAAGGTGGCATAAGCATCACATAGCGCGATTTCGAGTGTGTGAGACGGTGCCTTGTGGGCTAAGCGCATTACTAAGATAGATTATAGTTGAGCAAGAAATAACACTGCTGAAAAAAATAAAGTTAATCTTATTTTTTCCGATTAACTACTTGTTCAGATTAAACAATCATTGGCAGGCATGAAATGCGCTCCCGGCGGCCTACTTGAAAAAACTGGCTCTTAGGCATTACACTTTGCGCGTATCAAGCTTACCTAGTGAATTCGCATTCGCTTAAAAGGAACATATGGCGCAAGTTAAGCCTAAGGCCAATGAGGTTCTCAACAAGCTCGCTCCATCCTTGGATGCGGGGAAGCTATTGCTATCAGACATTGAAAAACAACAACTTATTCGTGATTGCCGTAGTCTGCCTGATGCTTATCAGTCTTTGGCGATAGAAGGGATCATTGTACTTTTAGATGGACAGTTTGAACGTGGTATCGCAGCCATAGAGGAATCACTAAGCTTATGTGCTGACGATCCCGTTACATGGATCAATTTTTCAGCGACGCTGTCTAATTGTGCCTTGCATGCTAAGCAGCTCGAAGTTCTTAATAGGGCTCTTCGCTTGGATTCGCCTACTGTAGCGAAACATGCCATGGTTTTCGGTGCGTTCTGGATAAACATCGACATGATGAAAACCGCTTATAAAAAACTAGAAAAATACGGAATGCTTTTAGAAGATAGCGTTGCCTCTTCTATCGCAACGTTGAATAACGTCAATGAATACGGTGAAGATAATGCGGAATATCTTTCTCTAGCCGCTAGCTTGGTAATGAAAATTGCGGAAAAGGAAGGCATCGAAGGTTCAAGAACCGCCATTATGCAGGATGCTGAAGGGGTTTGCTCGTTTACATTTTTTGTAGAAACAGATGACCCTTACTACCTGTTAAAGCTAAATTCGGAGCTTATTTCCAGCATGGTAGACCACGGGCTTGAAACCACTAATTGTGTCGCTATGTTTGAATCTGAAGCGGAGCAAGACTGATGGCAACTACGCACAATACGTTCCTTGAAATTGCGAAGGAATCAGTAGAAAAAGATGGAGAACATTGGGTTCGTAACGCTATCAGTCGTGCTTACTACTGCATGTTTCACGCGGCACAGAGGCTTACGGATGGCACCGCGCCGACCCAAGATGCTCAGGGGCAGCCTCTTCGGGGGGGTACACATCAAAGATTCTCTGATTATCTTTGTGATGGACAAGCGGCTAAAGATTATGGGCTGGATGCCATTGAGCTAAAAAAAATCGGTCTTCGTTTAAAAACTGCTCATCACAAAAGAGTCGTTTCCGATTATCATTTAGAGAGGAAAGTTAACAAAATTGATGCGCGTATGACTATCCTTGACGCTGAAAACATGAGCAATGAAATAGATTGTATGTTATCTGGTAAAGAAAACGTAGGTTAATCAACGACTTAACTAAACCACCGCTCGGTGGATTTTTGTTTCTGTATCTCTCCCAACCAAATAGACGAGCAGGGCTTATGATCTTGCTTACCAGCGCGCTGTCGCGTACAAGATTCTTTTTATCATAATGGTGAGAGATTCCTGTGCCTAAAATCTCGTTAGTAGTCGGAATGTTGGTAATTAGCCTGTCACCGGCTTCGGCAAAAAAGACTGACCTCAATGAACTTCCGCTTATAGAGGTTTCCCGCTATCCGAACATTATCTGTAACTCTCAAGGTGCGGCTACACTGCGCCTGAATGATGGGCGAGTTATCGAATTTTCTAAACGAGATCAGCCAGTAAAATGTCTAAACAATGCCCTTGTATCCAAGGGTAAAGCGTCTAACTGGATAGACTGGGTAGCACTCGGACAGAATGCACTACAAGATGCAGGGCTCTCTGGCAAGGTCGGCGCCAAGTAGCTCTTCTTGCTTCCCTTTGCTCTCTATCCCCGCTAGGATTTATCTCACTTGTTACTTATGGGGATAGGGAAATGAAAAAAGCTCTTTTGGCTATAACTATGGCGATATCGGCTCTGGCGATTACTGGTTGTGCGCCAAAACCGCCATCTCAGGTGGAGATTTCTTCGGCTAATTACGGCAGCCTTCCTTCTGATTACCAGCAGCAAATTAAAAATTACATGGGCTCAACACTTAAAGACCCCGACTCCGCAAGATATACGTTCCAGCCAACGTACAAAGGATATTCTCAAGATGGATCTATGGCCTCTAGCGGAGGAAGGGTTACTTATGGTTATGTTGCTCCGGTGTTGGTCAATGCTAAAAACAGCTATGGTGGTTACACCGGTAACCATCTATATGTGTTTATGTTTTCAAATGGCGTGATGTATGAAACCACGCTGAATTATCTTTATGGGCGCGTAAAGCAAGTACCATAAAAAGAACCAATCAAACACAACCTCGCCCCGGCGGGGTTTTTTTATGCCCGGAGATAAGTAAATGGCAGCAGAGAGCGCTGGCACTATCGTATATGACGTAGAGGTTGATTTGTCAGGCCTTTTGAATGGGCAGCGCCAAATCAACTCCGCCCTGGAGGATATGACCAATGACATGCGTAATCTGCAGGGCAGCTTAGCCAGAACTGAGCGATCGGTTGAATCCATTGAAGGCGCATTTTCTGATCTTTCCAGTGTTGCTAAAGGGGTTTTCGCGGCGCTCTCTGTTCAGCAAGTCGGCGCGTATGCTCAGGCATGGCAGGATTTAAGCAACAAGCTCTCAAACGCAGTTCGTGATTCAGTCCCCCCATTTGAAACCTTGGCTGATGTTACAGAGCGAGTTTTCAATATTGCTCAGAGAACACGCTCAGGTCTTGAATCTACGGCTGAGCTTTACGCTCGCCTGGAGCGCTCAACTCGTAGCTACGGGGTTAGCGTTGACCAACTAGCCAAGCTAACAACAATAATCAACCAGGGTTTTATTGTATCAGGCGCAAGTGCAGAGGAAGCCAGCAACGCCATCACTCAGCTGGCTCAAGGTCTTGCCTCTGGCGCGCTGCGCGGAGATGAGTTCAATTCTGTAAATGAGCAGGGCAACCGCCTCATGATCGCTCTAGCCGATTCAATGGGAGTTGGGATCGGCCAGTTACGCAACATGGCAGCTGAGGGTAAACTGACGACCGATGTTATCGTTAATGGCCTGTTATCACAGGGTAGCGAAATCGGGGCTGAATTTGCAAAAACGACAGCCACCATAGGCCAGTCGATGGAAATTGCAGGTAACAACGTTACGAAATTCTTTGGTGAGAATTCCACCGTCAAAACTGGAGTTAAAATATTCAGCGACGGCATTATCACCATGAGTGAAAATGTAAAAGAATTAGGCAGTGTACTTACTATCGCTGCGGCGATAATGGGTGGTAGGTATGCTGGCGCCATTGCGATGGCTACTGCTGCGAAGGTCAAGGATATTGCCGCCAGCCGCGCTCGCCTAATTTCTGAAAATCAAACAGCACAAGCTACGCTCGTTGCTGCTAACAATACAGTGCGCCGTTCTCTTGCGGATAAAGAGGCAGCTATATCAGCGATGAACCTCGCCCAGGCAGAATACAATGTGGCGCGAGGTAGTGCTGCGGAAGCGCTGGCCCTAGATAACCTGATCGCAACCAAAACTGCCTCACGCAATGCTTCACTGTCTCTTACACAAGCTGAAATGGCGCAAGCAGCGGCCCAAACCCAGGCTGCGGCTGCGGCACGTGCGGCATCAGTTGGAATTGGAACAGCGCGAGGCGCGTTTGCTCTGATTGGTGGACCTGCTGGCGCCGCAGTGATTGCCGCAGCTGGCGTCTTCTACTTCTATCAGAAGATGCAACAAGCGCGACAGGAAAGCATCGGATTCGCAGATAAACTCGATGGCGTCATTGCCAAGATGAAGGACATGAGCCAAGTACAGCTTGCAGCGGAGATTGATAATGCAAGTCGCTCAATCAAGGCGCAGGCTGATGCTCTCAAAGACACACAGTCGAAAATTGAGGATAACGAGCTACAACAACAACGCCTGAAGCGAACGCTAAGCTTTCTTAGTGAAGGTAGCCTGCTCTATAAAGTTACTCTCTCAGAGTTGACAGATGCACAGAGCGAACACACCCAACTCTTAGCTGAAAACGAGCGAGCACAGAACAAACTAAGCCAGACTGTAAGCAAAACCGGAATTCTTCGCGCTCAGATGAACGGTAGTTTTGCGCAGGGAATCGACTTACTCAAGCGTGACGGTCACGAGGCGGGTGTTGCCGCTGGCCTCATGAATCAGCTTGGCGATGCGATTAATTTCGCCAGCAGGGCAAAACAGAAATTCAATTCCTCTTCGCTGCAAATACCCAGAAGTGCTAAGGCCGATGATTTCATTAAACAGCTTGAAGATGAAAACACTCTGCTTGCTATCACCGATAATCGCTTGCGGGCTGTCACGAAGGCACGAATGGAAGCCGCAGAAAAAGGGGGGAATCAGAATCAGATCAACGCAGCGGGACAATTAGCTGGCGCTCAGTACGATCTGCAACAGGCCGAAGCTGCACGAAACAAGGAAACTAAGGCTGGGGTTGCAGAAGGAAAAAGAGCTGCAACTCAGACGGAGTCAATCGCACAGAAGTTGGCAAACCTGAAGCAGCAGTCAGAGCTGGCGGGAGACAGCACCAGGGAGCTGAGCCGCGAGCAGTCCATACTTACCGCACAGCAATCGCTGGGAAAAGGAGCAACCCAAGAGCAAATCGCTCTGGCTGGCCAGTATGCAGCAAAAGCTTATGACAACGCGGCAGCAATAAAGGCACAGGCGCAGGCAGAGAAAGAACGGCAGGATGCGCAGAAGAATTTCACAAGCCTTCAAGGGCAAGCCAGCCCCGTTGCAGCTGCAGATAACACTTACCAGCAGCAAATGGCTCAGCTTGACCAGTATGTGCAGCTGTACCCGCAAAAGATTGCCGAGGCTGAAGCGGTCCGCAATGCCATTGAGCAGCAATACCGGCAGCAGCGGCTCGACGCAATGTGGCAGGAGTGGGCGCAGCAGAGTGAGATAAACCAGCTTGCTGCTAACGCCTTCGACGCTCTGGGAAATAACGCATCCAGCACCCTGTCAGGCATTCTGACGGGCACGGAAAGCGCAGGGGATGCAATGAGAGGGCTGGCTAATTCAGTGGTTAATCAGCTACTTAACTCCTTTGTTCAGATGGGAATCGAGTGGGCCAAGTCAGCCATCCTCGGCGCGACAACTCAGCAAACCGCTATCGCAGCCACTACCGCAGCACAAACGGCCGCCGTAGCTACGCAGACAGCAGTCAGCACCACGGCAGCCGCAACAACGGCCGCAGCCTGGACGCCTGCAGCAATCCTGTCATCAATCGCCTCAATGGGTACTGCTGCGGCCATTGGTCTTGGTGCTGTGGCTGGTGTAATCGGCATGAACCTGTTGGGGAAGCGTAAGAATGGCGGGCCAGTTAGTGCCGGCGGACTCTACCAGGTTGGTGAAAGCGGATTGCCTGAAATCTACCAGGCCAGTAATGGCCGGCAGTACATGATCCCCGGTGACAACGGCTCAGTAATCAGCAATAAGGACATGCAGAGCGGCGGTGGCATCAATGTCCAGCTCAATGTGCAGAACTACTCCGGCGCCACGGTTGACGCGCAGGCATCATCTGACGGAAATGGCGGGGTGACGATAGACATGATTGTTGCCGACCTGAACAACGGCGGCCCTGTAAGCCAGGGCATAGTGAGCAACTTTAACGTGAAGCGCAAAGCGAGAGGTCAGGGCTGATGGCAATTATTGATTATCCGGACTGGCTTCCGCTTTCACAAAAAGCCAGTAAGAACATGACGCCGGACACAGGGTTTCAGAGTGACAGCCCAGCGGTTGGCCCTGTGATATTTCAGCCGCTAACCGACGACCTGAAAGTGACATGGAATGTCCGCTGGATATTTACCCTCCCGCAGGCCCGCGCTTTCCAGCAGTGGTTATTCAGCCCGAACTACCTGAATAAAGGCCTTAACTGGTTTCGGATGGCTATTGACCTCGGCGGAAGCGGCGTGCAGGTTCAGGAGCTGCACTTTACACAAATGCCAGTGCAGACGAGTATCGACGGCGGCGTGGTTACGTGGGAAGGAACGGTAGTAGCGAATCATCTGACCAACAGCGATGACGATTACGACGACATTATCGTTGAGCTACCGCCGCAATGGTGGTCATGGCTCGATATTGTGGTGACAAAGACGTTGCCTGAGGTGAAGTGATGCCAACATATCGCGAATATCGACAGCAGCGACCCATGCGGCAGCTGTACGACACGTTAACTTTTTATCATCCGGCGTTTGGCTATGTCCGGCTTGTAGATAAGCAATTCTTTGCCAAAACCCTTGGCGGAGTTGCTTATCAGCCCGGGCGCTTCGAAATAGACGAAAGCCAGCAGAGCGGAACTCCAGTTATCGATGCGACAGTGAAGCTCGGTCGGGTGTCTTCTGACGTAAAATCGAAACTGAAAGCGTGGCGCGGTTTCAGTCGTATCGAGCCAATCATTGCTACGCGCAGGATATTCGACGCTGCGGACACATCAACTCCGGTTAAATCGTGGACATTGTATGTAAAGTCCGTCGATATGAACGCAGCAGACGTTTCTGTTGTGCTGTCAGTCACCAATCCCCTTAATGCAAACATAGGCCATCTTTATGATCCAAAAGAGTACACCGGACTCGCTAATCTCTGAGGACGCATTTATCAGGAAGGTGATTGGTGTGCCGTGGGCTAACCGTGCATGCACATTCGAAGCGGTGGATTGCTGGGGCTTAGTTATTTTGTATTACCGGCATGTGCTGGGTAAAGAGCTGCATCAGACGCCTGACTACGAATCAGGCGCCGACTTCTTTACCTGCTACGAGGGTGACGTGGTTTTCTGGCGGCGCAGCGATGTACCAGTTAACGGCGGGATCTTTCTGGCATATACCGGCTCTGCACCGGCGCATGTTGGCCTGATTGTGAATCATCGTGCACTACATTCGCGCGGCGAGGGTGGCGGTGTTCGCATGGACTCGCTTCTGGTTTTGCAAAGGGCATTTACCCGGCTGGAGTATTTTTTGTATGGCAAGAATTGATATCCAGCGCTTTCCGGGCGCATTGAAAGAACGCCACGAGGTGCCAGCTGGCACCTTTTTTTATGCCTGGCTGCTGACGCAGAATCTGCACCGTGACATCGTTATTCGTATCAATGGCGTGGACATGGAGGACGATGCGGAACTGGATTTTCAGCTTGAAGTAGACCATCACATTGTTATCTTCGACCAGCCCAAAGGCGTTATCGGTGACATCATCAGCCCGATATTCAAAGTGGTGGGGCAGGTATTTGCGTTTCTGGCGCCGAAAACCAGCATTCCCAACACTGGCTCGAACAGCATCGATTCGCCCAACAATAAACTGACCGGTCAGACAAATACCGCGCGTCTCTATCAGGCAAAACCGGACATCTATGGCGAGGTGCGTTCGTACCCTGACCTGATTCAGGAGTCGATTTTTGAATACATCGACAATCTGAAATACGTCACAGAGTTCATGTGCATCGGTATTGGTAAATACACGACAAACTCAGTGCGCTATTCTGAGTCCAGCCTGGGCTCTATGGCCGGCGCCGATTACCAGATTTACCAGCCTGGCGAAACTATCCCTGTTATTTATGAGGGGTACGGGTTCGACGATGTGGACGGTCAGGAAGTGCCGGGACAGAACGAATCAGACAGCTACCCGATCGAAACGGCTTCAGCCACCAAAGTCATCAGCGGCAGCTATTCTGGCGGGCAGATTTCAGTAAAGATTTTGCGTCAGTCGGACTTCGATTATTTCTTCAATCTGGCAAAACCGCACGCGGTAACATTCACTGTTAACGTTACCTATTCGACAGCGTCCGGCCCCGTTACTCGTGACGCGACATTCTCCGGTACGCTCATATCTGCAACCCAGACGGATAACGGCGCCACGGTCAACACCGAGTATTACTACACCTTCGTTATGGGCAACCTGCTGGGAGATGGACAGGTACCAACAAGCGCTACTATCAACACCACAAAATTTATCCTCAATGATAACGAGGCGCTGGTTATCGGCCCGGTATTCTCTCCGGTTGAGTCGACTGAACTGTGGGTGCATACCCAGTCTCAGCTTGGCGGCAACAAAGAAACTAACTGGAAGGTAACCATCTGGAAAGTTAATGACGATAACTCGCAGGTCCCCGGCACCACGCAAACATTTACCTACCGGCAGACCACGCCGCATGACTCCACGAGCGAGGTTTTCTACCGCACGGATAAGCTGACGCCAACAGGCGGTTATGGCCGCTACGCAATCAGCTTCCAGCGTACCGATAACTCCAGCGATGCCAGTGTGCTGAAGGTGGAAGAAATCCACGCCGTAAACCCGCGGCGGAACGTAGTTCATAAAGACGACACGCTGGTCAGGGTGAAAGTCAGGGCCACAGAGAACGCGCTGGGAAGTCGTGAGCGGAAATACAACCTGCTGGCTACGCGTAACACCATCAGCTACGACCTCGCCACGCAGAAGGTTGATTATGCGCTGCGGCCGTCACGCTCTTTCGCAGATGCAGTGGCGCATACATGGCTCGTGATGGGCGAGCAGGACGAAAGTACTATCGACCTGTATCAGCTCTACAGCATCGCCGCATCGCTGCCTGATGAGCGTCTGGGTTATTTCGATTACACGTTCGATAACGAGGATGATTCTCTGGGCGAGCGAGTGCAGTCTATCTGCAATGCGGCATCAGTGACAGCTTACTGGGACAGTGGCGTCCTGACGTTTACCCGCGACCAGAAAGTAGCGTACCCCGACGCAGTATTTAACCGTTCAAACATGCTGACCGACGAGTACAAAATCAGCTACGAAGCCACATTGCCCGGTGGTTATGACGGCGTACAGGTGAGTTATGTTGACCCAATCACGAACAACAAAAATTACGTCAATTATCGCATTATTGACGGGAAAATCGTCGAACAGGAAGCCAGCAATCCGAACAAAATAGAGGTTGTCGGTTTTCGCAATGAATATCAGGCGAAAGAGAGGGCGCTGCGAGAAACTAAGCGGCTGCTTTACTCGCGCGTGAAAATGAATGCGAAGGTGTTTGAGGACGGGATTATTCAGGTGGGGAGTGTGGTTCAGCTTCCTGACATCTACGACACTAACCAGCAGCAGGGCTACATCACTGGGCGTTCAGGTAATAACTTCGATACCAGTGAACCCATTGTGTTCTCCGGGGATATGTTTGTCGTTATTACTGACAGCATCGGTAATCCCACCAAACGTTATGCAGCCACTCCCCGCAGCGATACCCGCTACGGATTTACCGCGGCAATACCCGATATCCCTTTGAACATCTGGGATGGTGATGCCGTTCAGCTTCCTTCGCGCTACATCATCGCGACGGTTGCAGAAATGGACAGCATGCTGTGGACAGTAAACAGCATCACGCCAAACAGCGATAACACAGTTTCATTGACCGTATCTGAATACAGCGATCTGATTTACTCCTAAACACCAGTTAACCACTACAAGCCAGCCTCAGTGCTGGCTTTTTTTATGGAAAAATTATGGCTACGCAACCAACACAGAATCCAGTACCGAGTGAATCTCCGCGCGACCTGAAGTTTAACGCCGGGAAAATTGATGAATTTGTTACATCCTTAGCGCTGAAATATCAGGATCGCTTCGGCACAGAGCATTACACCATTGAAGGTCTACTCCAGTTAGCTCAAGAAGCTATCGCGGCGTTTGGATGGATTACCGTTGATTCATTCCAGGATGGAGCAACGCTGAAACTGCCGAATCAGGTGCTTCGAGATGAGTCTACCGGAGAATATTACCGCTGGGACGGGGTGCTGCCGAAAGAAGTGCCGCCCGGCTCTACTCCAGCGTCAACAGGCGGAGTAGGGAAAGGCGCCTGGTTAAGTGTGGGGGATGCAGCGCTCCGCGAGCAGTTAGGGCAGATCTCATTACTTCGCTTTAAAGATGTGAATGCAATTTTTTCAGGAATTACTTCTGGAGGCATAACTGTATCACTTAAGGCTGGAGATAATGTTATCACTGATGGGGGAACAATTTGGGAGGTTACAAATGCAAACCCCTCTTCATTATCTGATATTGCAGCCACATCCCCGTACAATGTTATTGATTTTGGAGCTGATAAAACCGGCGTCAACGACTCAACTGATGCTTTTACTTCAGCAGCTGGCTGTATTGTTCCAGCTGGTACATACCGGATTGAATCAGACCTTGCGGATACATATTATTCAGATGGTGAGATAATCATTACCGGTTCTGGCAGTGTTAAATTAATACCTATGGGTGGCAAGAATATCAATAGCCTTCCCGTATCGATTGATAACACAACGGGTGGCATTCTGTATTCGGATAATTTATATACATTGCCAGCGAATTCTGGTGAATTCTTGAGGGAGCCATCACTTGTTCACTCGACATTTAATAATGCTGTTTTTTTAGTCTATACCGTGTTAGTAGGAAGCAAGTTTGACCCAGGGCAAGACGCGAGCCAAACTTCCAGGATAGAGATAAGGAGATCTCTAAATAGCCTTACATTCGAAAGTGCAACCATATTATCTACAGAGGGAGAACAACAAGCTTCAGAGCCATGCATTGCTTTTGATCATAAGCGAGGTAGGCTTTGGTGCTTTTATACCACTGCTCGCGGGAAGGTTGGAGTTGGGTATGGAAGTGTTGGTTATGATCCAAATCATACATTCCAAAATTGGGTTACTTACAGCGACAATTATGGAACGACATGGAGCGAACCAGAAAACATCACAACAAAAGTTAAGCCATTTAACGCAACTTCAGCTTGGGCCTCTCCATCCCCACTTTGCGTAACAGGCGATGGAGACTTGATAGTACCTTATGCCTGGACATTAAATGATCATCAATTTTATCATGGCTATATCAGAGTAACAGAGCGTGCAGACGGGACATTAAAATATTCGCGTCATTTAATTGTGGCAGGAGGTCCAGAAGGTTCTAATGGTGGGGCTGAATTACAGATTGCTCAACTAGGTGATGGCTCTCTATTAGCCATGGTTCGTGATTACTTTAATGAAGAAGGAAAGACAAAGGGAAGGCAAAGGTTTTTTCGAAGTTATGATTGGGTTAACTGGGTGTTGCAGTCATCTTTAGATACAACAAATTGTAAATCTGGCCTCAGCTTATATTCATCTTCAGCCTTTGGTGATTCAAGAAACGCCTTGATTGTTACTTCCCCTACCGGTGAAGCAAACGACAATTTGATAAGGGCGAATCTCAAGATGTGGATTTCGTCAGATAATGGTGAAACATGGACATCATACCCAAATGCCATATTTGACAGTTTAAACTATTACGTGGGTTATAGTAGCTCAGTACCACTTCCTTCAGGTGGGCTTTTAGTGGCCTCGGAGGCGGCTCAGTATAATAATATTATCGTTAAACACTTAGCATTAGGAGCGTTTACCGGAGTAAACACATACTCTAAGCGCTGGGGGCAACTACCCTATGTGGGAGTAAATCAAAGGAACGCACTATGCGCTAACTATGATATAACACAATACGGGTTATTCTACTGCAACGAGTCCAAAACATTACAAATAAATGATTTTGGAACCCCAAGGCAATTGTCATCCTCACCAGTCGTTGTTGATGTTTCAAGCCCAACCACATTCTTGAACTCCAGGCTGGGAGGGATATTCTATGTCAGCGCAACTATGACGTTAAATGCAATTACTGGTGATGCATCTAGCATATTGATAATCAGTACTAAATCTTCAGAACCAGTAACCCTTCAGGAAAGTACAAATACAACAATTGACCAAAGGATTAGAGTCAATAAAACACTTTCCGCTTCAGCAATAAAGCTATATCGAACTCCATCAGGATGGTGGGCAGACTCTGGTGCTTGAAAAAGAAACATGCCCGCATAAGCGGGCATGTTTATTATTTTCTCATCAATCATTAGTGCAGGTATCTCGATCAAAATCAATAATGTATGTATTACCTTTTTGTCTAAGTGAATATATTTCACTCATTTTTATTTTTCTGTAGCTACACATATCATTTATTATTTTATGTTCCGTTCCCCACGCGAATGACATTGGCGTATATCTGGACAACGCTACCACTCCCCAATACCAACCTTGTCTTATATAGATTGGGGCTATTCTTTTCATAATTGGATATGAGTTGTAAATCAATTCGCTTCTTGGGTTGGGTTTAGCATAACCTTTAACTACCACTGTCGGGGGTTCTTTTCCGTTTGTATTGGCTATGTCACTTGTCACCAACGATGCCATGAATAAATTGCTTTCATCATTACTTTTCAACAGCGTGCCCAGCACACAACTTAAAGTAAATGAGTATGCTATTAGTATTATTAAAGATGCGTTGATGATTTTTGGCATTAATTTACTGTTTGCATATTTCCCAATAATGAGAGCCGGAAATATGATAACTGGAAAGCATATCATTGTCCGCGAGCTTAACCATGCTGTTTGTAAAATTAGATTTGGCAGAGTGGTTAATATAACTATTAGTGACAAATAAACCAGTGACACTAAAATCTTTACGCCACCAATAGTTTTTTGCTTTAAAGTTATAATGGCGATCACCCATGCCAACATTATTAATGTTGGGGTTATAGCATTAATATATCCGCTTTCTAGCAGATCATGATATATATTTGTGTATGCATTGATCCTGTTACCAATGATGGTTATTGAGCTTGGCGATATCGGCAGAAGTTCAGTTCTGCCAACCTTTATATCAAATATGTATATTATTAATTCATATAGTATTAAAGAAGTAATGAATAACAAAGCTGACAAAACTGGCTTTTTAAATTGAAAAATTTTCCCTTTTAAACAATCATCAATCATAATACAAAGGGTTATAGCAAAAAATAAAAAAGCAGATGTTTGATATAAACCAAGCGCTATGGTGAGGCAAAGAATTGATATTGTGCAGAATTGCCTAGTGTCTTTAAATTTGAATGGCAGTACAGCCATAAGTACTGATAGTGCCATTGGCAGGCTGTCGTATCGATAAGACAGATTTTCTAGATAAAATGGCGATGTTAGTGGGACTAAGCATGCTAGCTTAAAAATGAAGCTATCTTTTTTAAAGAAAATCGAAGATATTATATACCCAGCGGAAAGCACTAGTAGTGCAGATGAAAAATATACAAATGGGTATGGTGATATTATCGTGCCACCCATGGATATAACCTGCATTAACAGGGTTGCAAATATTCTTCCGTCAGCATTCCAACCATACCCTCTAAAAGCTCGACCCATATCATCGGTATAATGTATATTTGCAAAAACTATTGGGGCTATGTACAGCAACGCCAATATGATTATAATTTTGTTGTTGTGGATTATTGATCTCATATTATTTCTTCGCTTTTAATATGTACTTAGGTCTATTTTTTGTTTCAATATAAATCCTGCCAATATACTCACCCAGCACGCCTATCCCAATTAACTGCACGCCACCCAGGAACAGGATAGAAACCATGATTGACGGATAGCCGCGCACAGGGTTTCCCCAGATGATTTTATCTACAATCATCCATGCGCCGTATAGGAAAGAAAGGGCAGCAACCGCGAGGCCGATGTATGTCCAAATGCGCAGGGGGAAGGTTGAGAAGCTGGTTATGCCTTCAAGGGCGAGATTCCACAGCTTCCATCCGTTAAACTTCGTCGTTCCGGCCACGCGTTCGGCGCGGGTGTACTCTACCACATCAACGCGGCCACCAACCCATGACAGGATGCCTTTCATGAAGAGGTTGCGCTCAGGAAGAAGCTTGATATGCTCAACGGTTTCGCGAGACATGAGGCGAAAGTCACCCACATTCTCTTCGATTTTTGGCGAGCTTATTTTGTTGTGCAGGCGATAGAACCACTCCGCCGTTTTTCTTTTCAGGTGCCCGTCAGTGCTACGGTCAGTACGTTTAGCAAGAACGACGTCGGCACCTTCCTGCCATTTTGCAATCAGCTGCGGAATGACCTCAATCGGGTCTTGCAGGTCAACATCAATTGGAATAACCGCGTCGCCGGTGGCATGCTCAAGCCCTGCGAAAAGCGCCGGTTCTTTACCGAAGTTGCGTGTGAAAGACAGCGGCTTAACGAGCGGGTCAGACACGGCCAGCGCGTTAATAATGCTTTCCGTACCGTCCTTACTACCGTCATTAATAAAGACGATTTCCACTTCATACTCAGGCAGCTCTTTGCGCACGGCCTGATAAAAGATAGGTATGGCGTCCTCTTCGTTGAACACCGGAACCACAAGAGATATTTTCATTTCGCATCCCTGAAAACGATGAATCGCGAGTAAAAGAAGCCCATTACAAGGCTGATTGCTGAGAACAGGATAAGAGTTACGATCGGGTTAAGCTCAAGCTGGTCACTCATTGCACCAACTGATGCGGCCATGGCACCCATGAAGGCGACATAAAGGATGTAGCGTCCGGGCGTTACCTGGCTTCCGAAGGTGTAGCGGGCATTCACGCAGAACGAGAAGGTGACAGCGATAATAAAGGCTATGAGGTTAGCAACGCTCTGGCTGGCGCCGGCCACCCAGCACGCGCCAAAAACTATCCAGTGTATTGCTGTGTTCAGTACACCCACCGACACATATTTAGAGAACAACCTGAGCAT